GGCACAACCAGGGTATCCGGGCTTATAGCCAACAGATTGCCCTTATCGTCCTTCCATTCCATCATGGCGTTACGGACCTTCTCAACGTTATCGGCATTGAGCTTCAAGGTAGACCCAAGTGAATCAGGATCACCGTAATTGCCAAACGTTGCGCTGTTGGTAGGACTATAGGGATGTGCTGCGCTACACAATGCCTTTCCATCCGGCCCGGGATAAAGGTCATTAAAAGCATTGTTGAACACGGAAGCAGCATAGAACTGCCTGGTATAATAAACAGTCCTCACCAGGATTCTTACCCGCTTCTTGATCTCGCCGTATTGATCGTCCTCGGGAAGTTCTCTCTCGATTTCAAGGCCCTTGGAATATTTCTTATGCCGATAGGTCGCCAGGAAGCCTTTGTGGATGTCCTCGTAGGCTACCTGACGCCCAGATTCATCCCAAGGGGTCATAAGGCCGAGAGAGCCGATTCCTAAGTGTTGCTCTATCGCCTTGGTTGAAGTTTCCACATTAAAGATTACCAAAACATAGTCTTTGAGCTTTTTCTTATGTTTATCGAAGATTCTGCGTAAGATCGGCAGCATAAGCTCCTGCCAGTTTTCAGAGAGCATCATCTTTCGTTCACCTCGCTAAAATTTGAATTGGAAAAGGAAAAGCACCCCTTATCCGAAGAGGTGCTTTGAAGCACGGATCATTACATCCATCCACAGGTTGGCCGGATCAAGTGCCAAGCAGACCAGAGGGCCTACCGGATTGCCGCTGGAGATCGCTGCGGCGTCCCCATCTACTCTGGCATGGTCTTTTAGCACAATACCGGCTTTTCCAACGTTAATGCCGTCGTTAGCCTCGCTAGCTCCGCCAAACACGATAAACTTGGTAGTTGTATCGCATTGGTTGGGGAAAGGATATGTGACAGTCCATGTCCCCACACTGGCAGCGTTGGAATAGGCGGATACCGTCCTGATAGCGCCTTTATTGGTGCCTTCATAGACGTAAAGCATTGCCCCACGGAAAACATTGGCAGTAGTCAGGGTTGCTTCCGCCGCCGTTACCGTTGTGCCGTCAGAAGCACCGCCAGTTGCCGTATAGTCCCGGTTGCCCATATCCGCAATACTTACCCTGAAAATAGTATTGGGATTGTCATAGACCAGGCCCTTGGTTAGCCCGGCAGCCGGATTATCGGCCTGCTTTACATCATGGGCCATAACGCCTAAAATACCGGAAACGCTGGCAGCAGTTGCCCTGACCACCTTGCCGTATTGGAGTACAACCATATCCCCCATTTTAAACTCTGTGTTGGGGGTAAGCTCATAAGGAACAGGGTTCGGCGCAAATCCCATCTTATGGAACAAAGGCTCGAACCCTGCCGTTACTCTTGCAGGAGTAAACATCTTTTACTTCACCTCGCTTAAGATTGTTTGGAAACTAAAAAGCCCCGAATATATCGGAGCTACTTATTACATTCTGCCGCTTCTCCGTTCCCTTTGAATTTTGGCTTTTTCCGCTATGACCTCTTTAAGCGGCACTCCCATCATTGCGGCTATCTGCTTTTGGAACGGATCGACTTCGTCTGCCGCCATTTCAGAGATGCTCTTGCCTGAGTAAGAGCCGCTCTGCACCTTGACCTTGCTCTGCTTCTTTATATCTGCCAGGGTTTTATTGATGGCCCCGCTTTTAATCGCTTCGGCCAGTTCTCCACTTAGTATTTTCTGCCCCAAGATATAATTCTTGGCAGCTTCAAAGGAACAGGCCCTGCCATTCTGCGCAAAAGCGTCAATCTCCTTTTCGTATTTACGAACATAAGGATTATTGATATCCCTGGCCTTGTCGTTAATATAATCAAGCGTCCTCTGGTAGCTTGGCAGTTGTCCTTCAACGTTGGCCAGCCTCGCTTTAAGTTCCCGGTTCTCACGTAAGATTCTTACCTGCTTTCTGGCTTCATCCTCGTCCACCATGTTATCTTCGGCGTATTTCTTAACTTCTTCTTCTTCTTGCTGCCGGTCAGCGTATTCGTCAAGTTGCTGGAGTGTCATGCCAGTTTTCTGCTCCAGGCGCCGTCCAATAGCACGGTAGGGATCACGAGCTAAACGTTCGTTGATCAAGGCTTCTACCTGTTCTTTTGTAAAGAGTTTTTCTGCCGTTTCTTCCTTAGTAACTGGCGGGGTTTCCTTGGCGTCTTTTACGGTGCTTTTTGGTACTGTTTCCTTTGCTTTAACCTTGGGTTCGCCCTCGTCTTCTGGTTCGTCCTCTTCATCCTCAATAGCACCCTGGGCTGCTAATTTTTCAAAATCCTCTTCATCAACATCTTTACCATCGTCATCATCGCCATCAACATCGTCTAAATCTGCTTTATTTGGATCGTCATCTTCGACATCTTCAAGATTATCTGCAAACAACTGCAGGTCAAGGTATCTTTTTTCTTCTTCATACACAAACATTTGTTTCTACCTCCATCCGTGTCTTTCCACGTCGTCTTTTATTCCGTGTCTTTCCACGTCGCCAGGCTATTAAGCCGGTTTAACCTCGTCTTTCCGAGTTGTCGGCCCAAAATATCAGGGCAATAAAAAACCCACTTGTTATGCGGGTTCTTGAAGCTGTGAACTATTTTTTCTTCTTGGCTTTGGCTTTGCCTTTCTTCTTTGAGTTACCACCACCCTTTTTACTTTTACTTTTACCGGCCTTGCTGTAGGCTGCTGCCGCTGCAATCTCTTTGGCGTGCGCAAGGCTTTTCGGCCTCGTAGTGCCTATTTTGCCGGTCTCTTTGTAACTGCGGATCATTTCGGCAATATTGTCCTGAACGGCATCCTTGGAACTGCCGCTTTTAAGAGGCATGTTTAACCACCTCCCCCTTGCTAACTTTGTGGCAGAATTGAATTGATAACCTGCTCCTGCATGGCCGGAGAAAGTTTGGAGAATTGCTGTGCAAGCTGCGGATTAGCTCTAAAAACCTCCTCAATGTCAGCCACGGGATCATAACCTTCCCCGGCAGGCGGCATACCCTGCTGCTGAGGCAATCCGCTTGTTATGCTTCCGATCAAGCCTTCCAATGCCCCCAAACCGGCACCACCGCCACCGGCAGCAGGTTGGCCCCCAGGCTGTCCTCCGCCTGGTATTTGACCCTGCCCTTGTAGCATCATAGCCTGTTGCTGTGCCTTCTCTTGCATTTTCTCCAAAAGCTCTTTGAACGGCGGGAACTTGCCGTTATCCAGCACATACCAGAATATCTCCTGATCAATGAGCTGCGCCATGTAAAGCTCCTTCGCCATGTCCATGTAAAAGATTCTGTCTGTAGGCAGGCTTGTTGAGACTTTGCACTGCGTATCGTACTGCGGACAGTAAATCTCGTAATGTTCGCCCTCTATCATACCGAACTCGCTGGCCCAACCGCCTCTTTCAAAATCTTGAAGAGGCATAGATTCATCAAAGTCATAAATATAAACTCTTTGCAACATTCCGGGATCAAAAATACCGTAAACGGTCTGAGCAACATCATCGCCCAAAATACGGTAAGCTCTTCTGCTGGTGTAAAACTTGGATATGAGATTATTCATATAGTTGCCGCAATCTTCATAAGCCGTGACCATGGCTTTTTCTTTGCTGCGGAGCCTTACCTGCGCCCTGGAAGCAAGTAAATCCAAAGCCCTGAAAGCTGTAACACTACCTGGTGTTCTTCCCTGGGAAATGTCAAACCGGCCTACCAGTGTTTCTGATACTTTCTGTAACCGTTCCATTTCGCCCTGGAGCGACGGAGGAACGCTTGTTCCCTGGAGGCGTTTTATGCCATTTATATCTTTGACCGGATACCACATGCCCGGAAGAGTGCCGCGCTCCTTGACGTTCTTCTGCTGTTTTGGCGTCAGCGCAGATTCATTGTAAATCGTCTGCCCCATGGCATGATGAACGTGGCCCTCGATGATGATCTCTGCTGTTTTGTTTCTGATGATCTGCGGGTTTTTCAGGAAATACATTTCCCCGAAGCCCCAAATAGAATTTTCCCGTGGATAACACTGCCGGAAAATGAACGGGAATTTAGTATTCTCACCAGGATCATGATAAACATAATTGGCATGTTTAAGGTATTGGCTGTTCCCCTCACCGGCCCACCAGATCACATGAAGCCCAGGGCCCAAGTCCTCTTCGTCTTCGTCTAAGATTATGGGCCTGCCTTTGTACCATGTCTCCACAATAAGCGCCTGCTCTTCACCGCTTTCCGAAGTCTCCATTGGTATTTCATCACCAATAAGCATATCGTAGCGGACAGTATCCGGCATGACTTTGCCGCCATGCTCAGGAAATTCTTCTTTGATGTATTCCAGCGTTCTCCAGAAAGCTTTATGTATCCTGCGGCCATCCTCTATGCTGTCACGGCAACGGGCATCGGGATAAACCACCTGCGGATGCGACGCTATCCACCTTATATCGCCATGCCACCTATTGGGGCCTTTGCCGCCTGTCCAGGTCGGGTCCCAATAGATATGCCAGATCCCGGTTCCATAGAGAAAGAACCACCGGAGCCACTTTTCCCGCTCTACAGCGATCCGGTTTTTATATGCAATAAATTCTTTCAGGTCTGTCATTATAAGGGCGACTTCATCATCGCCTTTTTCTACCGGGTAGTCTACGATATCAATGTCCTGGCTGAACTCGGAAACAAAACCTTCTACAAGTGCGAAAGAAATATTCTCTACAGCGTTCGGCCTGGCCCTTTTCTGCGCCTGGGTGCGGAGAACCCTGCCGTCCTCACCTTTCAGGCTCCAGTGATCGCTCTTGTAGAGCTTATACATCTCCTCCATTTCTTCCATGTAGAACTGCTTGGCCATACGGTCTGCTTCGAACCAGTCATAGCACTTCTTCACGGCCTGGGTGCGCATCTGCTGGAGATCGAAAGGTATTTCTAAAACTGTCGTGGACAGATCTTCAGTTGTAGCTAAAGAAGGCGCCTCGGCATCATAATTGGTAAAGGCCAATATTAATCACCACCTTTCAACTCTGCCACCAAATAAAAAATGGGGAGACAGAGAACACAAAAACCGCTGTTTATGCGGTTCTTCTGCTCTCGGCCTCCCCAAGACGTTTCATAACGCTATGGAAAACGGTATTTAGTTTTAAGGGTAGCTCTAGAGGATTTTGATCTGCCCGACTACTTCTTCCAACTCAATGCAGATATTTAATAAACTATCATTGGCTTCAAATAATTCGTTCCGTGTAAAATCAAGAACACTTGTTATTTTGTTTTCTGCCCCGGCCTTTTCACAATCTTCGCTTTCCAGCCTTGGGACAAACAAAATCCCGTGCAGCCTGTATATAAGCTCCTTTGTTCTCATAACTTCACGACCTAAATCTTTTATGCTGGCATCAAGTAAGGCTGGTGCTTTCATTTCTGTCTTAGCAACACACGCTTCCGGCATCTATCTCCCCTCCTTTCCCTCCGGAATATTGAAACGGACCTTTTCATAAACGATCTTTGCTTCTTCCGGCAGGCTGTTCCTTACTTGCAGGTCCGTTATGATCCCGTGACCCAGCTCCCGTATTTTCTGAATCAATCTTTTCTCGTTAGGGTGGAGGAGCATGGCTTCTTTTTCCTGGCTCATAGGGTCACTCCTTTAACCTTAAGCTATCTTCTTAAACGGCAGCTCCTTGCAGTTAAAACCAGCCGCCTGCTTATGGCCGCCACCGCCGTATTTCTCCGCTATCTCGGATACATCAATACCTTTGACAGTGTATAGAGACACGGTAAAAACGTTCCCATCGAATACAAAGGGCATCATAATATCGTATTTATTTGCTAAATCACTAAAAAACTGGCTGGAAACACGGCCCACGTTACAGGCAATACATTTATGCCCCTCAAACTCAGTTTCAAAAGCATAGGCTTTTAGCATCTCCTGATTATGAACATGCTGATATGCCAGGACTACCTCGCCTGTGGCTTCAATAGGCTTGGTGTCTTTCATGGCATCTTCCCATATCTCAGATGTCGGATCGGTATCGTAAACAAGCATACCTGCGCAGAACTTAGCCGTTCTTTCCTCAAATACCCACGCCCATATATCACGATCACCAATCAACCGGGTAAACATCGGAACTTTGGTTATCATTGCATCTTCAAACTTCTTCTGTTTTCCCGGCCTACCTCTGTCGGTCAGCTCGAACAAATAAATGTAAGTGAGGACGCAACCGGCTACTCCTACTTTTTGGATTCCACGAATTTGCGATGTATCAAAATCTTTGTAGCGTTTTATGGCCGATTCGTGGTGATCTATCCATACTACATTATTGGTTATTTGAAGAAGCTCTGTCATCTGCTCCGGCAGAATAGAGAAGTCCACGATGTAGACCAGCTCGTTTTTCCTGATTTTATCCATCGGGAATGTGTCTTTATAGTCAATCTCGAATAGCTCCGGTTCTTCTCCGTATGGATCGTCTCTATACGCCCACTTGTTTACCCAATAACCGGCGCATCTGCCGTCAAGATCGTTATGGTGAAAGCATTTCACTACTTTACTCCCCCTGTTGCTTTTTTATTGTTCTTACTCCATTTGTTTCGGCTCTGGCCAAACCATTTCGGCCAGGGCCTGTCCAATTTAAAAGTGAATTTTATTATCCTTCAATACCTGATACATACAGTGTGATAAACGAGATATTGTAGTATCATCCTGCTCAAAAGCACAATGGTCAAATATGCCGTGAAACAATTCATGCAAAAATGCTTCATTTGTGCAATCTGGAGACATACCCTTCTTGATTCTAATTTCCTGTTTGGAATAGACGATACAACCTTTCATATTCCAATCATCTTCAGACACTTCACCAATGTCAACAAATTTTACATCGTACACAATCCCGCCAATTTTAACCTTGTCGGGTATCATCGATATAGCTCCACCTCTTCCACTTCCACGCCCTTTTCGCCCAAGACACCCAGCACATTCAGCTTCATATACTGGCCCTGGCTCATATACTCAATTTCGGGGGGTAAAAACTCAGCAGGAATAATAAATTTTCCTTTGTTTTCTTCGGCCTGGACAGTCGGAAGCTCCTTTGCCTCCTGCTGCTCATCTACCGGCTCATAAGTTTTCTCAAAAACATCCGGCTTGCAGGGATATTGCTCACCGTTTACTCCTGTAATTATCCAGTCCCCCGGACTTGCCGTCATTGTTCCTTCCAGGGTTTCAATTTGGGCCTCTTTGTCTGTCTGGTAAGCCTCAACAATTACCGGCTTTTTACGAAACTTCTTAACAATAACCGGTTCATCTAAAGGCTTCTTCTCTTCCTTTTCCGGCTCTTCCGTCTTTACTGGCGGCTGCATAGCATTAACTGCACTGGCCTGTTTCCTGGCTTGGTGACACGCCTGCAGTTCTCCCATACTCTCATGCGTTTTCCCGCAAGCACTACACTTATACGACATTTGCCTCCACGCTCCTTTAATGTAAACTCGGATCGCTGTCCATGGGTATCAGGCTGAACTCGATTAAAGCCTTGCATAACGGACAGACTATTTTCAGACTGGCTTTAAAGATGAAAACCATCCCGCATATAGGACAGCATATCGTGAATTGGCCCTCTTCTTCTTCGTCTACCCCGCCATAGATGTTAACTTGAACGGGCCTTATCATCAGCTATGATACTCCATTCTTCATCGGTTACATCATCATCTTCGCCTGTTTCCGGATCTTCGTCAAGCATGGCCCGGATCTCTTCATCGGTCATAACCGGGACAGGATCGTCTATTAACCATTCAGGACAGCAAAATTCCCTGGGAGTGATAATGTCCATATAAACCTCTTTCCCGTAAAGAGTAATGGGATGAAGTTTGCCGCAAACCGAATAGCCTTCTTCTCCAATAACGGCATCCATCATGGCGCTGTCATGCGTCCACCATCGGCAGTTATCGCAGCATTTCTTATCATTCATCGATATCCCCCTCATTTCGTTAGGTGCAGGAAAATCTTTCTTAACACGGATCAACTATAAAACCCCCTGTCGTCGTCCCCGGATCGCTTCTCCTTTTCGGCCTCGTCCTCCGGTTCCAGAGTATCATCTTCCGCGCCCGTGAAATCTTCCGGATGGAAAACAGGCTTGGGTTGCTTCTGCGGTTCCGGTTGCGTCTGCTCAGTCTGCTTCTTTTGTTCCAACGGTTCCAATTCCCCGGTTCCCCATAGAGTTCCCCACGGCTTTTTAATCTTGACCACCTCGAACGGCGCTTCCGCGTCCAGCCTTACCGGCGGATGTGCTACTGCCATGACGTTCAGCCAGATGTTACCGGATAAAAAAACTAAAAGCCGCTCTTTGAGAGACAGCTTCCAGCGGGTTGTGTAGATACCATCGTTATAGTAGGCCGGTAGATCGCCGTCAGCACCTGAATTGCCGGGAATAAGGTTGATGTTGGCCGGAAGGCCCGGAGCGATCTCTTTTTGTGGTTTCAATCTTCTTCCCCCTTTTGACATATAACATCTTTTCTTACTCAAGAAATATGCGTATTCTATAAGTATTGGCCCGATGAAGCTTTTTTGAACCCATTGTTGGAACATATCTTTCCTGCTCATAGCATCCGTTTGCTCTCACATAGAAATACCTGTTCTTATCCCCCAAAAGCCTTTCTATAGCCTGGAAAAGCCTTATCGGTGTATGGTGAAGCAGGATTACTTCTTTGTCTGGGGAATAGCCGTCAAATTTTATGCCGAAAACTATCCCCGCTATCTGCTCCTTAAAATAATCAATAAACTGTTTCTCAAATTCGTTGGAAGGTTTGTAGTTTTCGACAGGGACAATACTTTCAGCATTATGATTCATTTAGAGGGCCTCCTTCACGGCCTGCCAGAGGGCGTCGCATAACTCAATAAAGTCCGTCCCATCATTATTTGTAACGTAAAATTTCGGCCCGTAAAGATTGTTTGAAGTTATATACCACCCGCCGGATGTAGTGCAATTTATTGACCATGAACCGGGATCTTCTTCGGCAAGTAGTTCAATCATCTGGCCGATAGAAAGCAGGGGCAGGCAATCTTCCATTTTGTCAATATCACCATAGCCATACCTGTAAACTTCTCCTTCCTCGTTTACATAAACGCACCATTCTGTGCAATATCTTCCCCGCCAATCCTTGCCATAAAACTTGTCCCCTTCCTCCGGTTTCCACCACGCTCTAAGCCTTTCCTTCTGATCCTCTGTAAGCTCCTGGAGCTGCTCTGCTGTGATATGCTTGTTCACTTAACTTCTCCCCCTGATTGATGCACCCAAGTTCCGGGTATCTTTTGCATTGCCAGCACCTTGCTCGGGTTACTCCCGATTTTATGATCCCCGCACCAGTCCGTATCCGCATACACTACCGGGTAGCCCTGTATCGTAGGGGCATGTCTGCGGCAACGTCCCTTTTCTTCGTCCTTCGGCGCATAATGAGCACATGTAGCACAGCAAAAGCCTGTCTTACGGTCCCATCTGTCCATGATGCTTTGTCCCCCTTTTTGTTGTGGTTTATCCCACCAGAATTTTTTGATTGTTTCCGGTATTTGCATTACTGTCCCCTTTCTTTTTAAAACACCGGCACTATTTTGCAGTACCGTTCTCCTTTCTGATCTTTTTCCACCAAGTCTGCAACCGTAAACGTTTCTCTATAGGCTCCCTTCCTCTGCTCGAAAATGCTTCTTTTCGGCTCCGGGATATACTCCACTACTATCATGTCAGGACGGCTATAAACGACAACAGCTTCCCTGCGACTACCCTTTTTGAAACTGTCACTTTTTGGCCTTTGGGAAACACTGGCTTCACTCTCCATAAAAGTAAACCGGCAAGGGCAGGCCGGTTTTATTATTCCTCCATCAAACTTCTAACAATGATATTGTTTTCATAACCAATTTTATCTAAAACATCTTCCACCATACGCTTTGCGGCTTCAAGCTTTTGGCCTTCCAGAGTTGCTTCAAGTATATTGAATATTTTCGCTTTCCCATAATTGTATATACTATCCTGAACAACTCTGGCAATTTCAACTACCTTTTCTTTTTTAATTATTTTCTCATTAGCATAAGTTACTGGCTCTTCCATTCTTTTCTTCACCTTTCTTTCCTTTGCTCTTGCTTTGCTATGCCCTTGCCGATCAATAAAACCCCGGCTCATCGCTTACATCCTCGTCCTCATACTCATCCAACCCCTCCTCGCTGTCAAAGTCCCATTCTCTCTGCCCTTCTCCAGGCAGACCGCCAGGAACCAGCATTTCTGCAAGATCTCTTAGTACCGGCCTGCTCATACAGAAATACCTATCAACATCTTGTGGATGGTGTTCGCTGGAACTGGAAATATCTTCAGGGTTAGTTTTAGACTGCTCACATGCCGGATAAGTCCTGATTGTGTTCGGGCAGGCATAGGTAAAACGTAAAGAAGGGATATAGTTTCCCTGACTGTCTTTTATCGGCATAAGCCATTGATGGAGTCTTCTCCAGCCATTAGAGAGGTCATTGTCTGCTTTTCTCATGTATAACCCGTAATTCGCAAATATTTCCGCTGTGCTTTCACCTGTCCCGCTCTGCTTATTCCAACATGAAGGATCTGCTACAATATCTATAAGGTCCTCCTGTTCTCCGGCAGGGTTTTTGCTTAATCTTAAAATCTCTTTTGCTTGCTCTGGGTCGGTAACATGTTGCGGATAATATTCTCTATAGCAAACTGCCCTTCCATCTGGGAATACAGCATACCATTTAAAACAAGCCCTGGAACCAAAACCGGCATCGTAAGCACCATAAAGCTGGCAATATTTTGGTGGATACCAACCGGGTACGGGTATAATATGCAATTCTGGATTCCATTCTGGGAAAAAAGCACCTTTTCCAACCGTAAAAGCTTCTTCGGCAGTCTCTGGATACTCTGCTTTGTAAGTATTTGGCAGGTCTTTTTTTGTCTGCTCTCTCCATTCCAGAGTTCGCCTTGGATCTGCGTTCCACGGTAAAAAAATAGGATAAAACCCATTTTCTTGTCTTACTGCACCATTCCATATTTTTTCAAACAGCGTCCCGATTCTTCCGGTAGAAAGACCAATCACCTGACCACCTGTCGGACGGTTTACCGTAGGATATGCAGCAGTCCATATCTCTTCCGCCCACTGCTGGAAGGCCCACTCGTCAAGAAGCACTAAAGAGGCAGTAAAGCTCCGGCCTGCATTTGGACTGCTAGTAAATGAAGTAAAAGTTGACGGTTCCCCAGCAGGATGAATAAGTTCCAAAGAGGTAGTAAAAGGTACATAAACCGGCAAATAAGGATGTTCTTTCTTTCCTTCAACACATAACCAATCCGGCAAATGACGAAAGATAAAGCCAAGCCTGCGAGAAAGCTCTTCCGCTTCGTTCTCTGTCCTTGAAAGAGCTGATACAGAAAAGCCTGGATTAAAAAGCATCTTCCAGGCTATGTACGCGAGTGCAAGCCACGTCAACCCAAGCTGCCTGGCTTTGAGAACAATGATAAGACGAAGATTTAAAAATATATCTAAGACAAATTTTTGGTCCGGCCACATTTTAAATGGTATAACCACGCCCGGCATGTCTTTATCTTCAATTTTCACAGCCTGCGAAATAAAATCGTGGCAACTTCTTTTATACAATTCTTTAGCCGCAAGACGGCGTATGGCTTCCTGTTTTGTTGTGGCTATTGTATTAATCACCCGTTAACCACCTGTTTTAGGATTATCACCTGTTTTAGGATTAAAACGGCACAACAGTTTTCATTTTTCCCCATTTTCCCCGCGCTTTTAAAACCATTTTGAAAGACCCTCTCAATCTCGTAAAAATCACAATTCGTCCTTTTGGGACGTTTTAAAACGTCCTTCCGGGACGACAAATAATACTAATAATAAATAGGTGCAGCGTTTAATCTTCTTCACTTGCCGCCAACCGCCTCAATTCATCTAATGTAAGCCCGGAAAGATCAATCTCAATCGGTCCACCACCGGGACCAGAAATTTCTTGTTTTTCTACAAACATTCCTAGATGCTTCGCTATGTTCTCCAGCGCCTTCATTCGGTCGTGGAGCTTGAATTTGAAAACGCCTTTCTCACTAATCGAAACTTCCTGCACCAGCGTTCCGTCTACATGCTCCGAATCCTTCAATTCAATTACTGGCCGAAAATCAAAAACCGGCTGGCCGTCTTCTGTGTATCCGACTACGCCCAACTGTGTCCTCCATGAAAGAAAGTCTTTTATATCCAACCCGGCAATTTTCATCCATTCTTCTACGACTTTCTCCGGGGTGATGGTGTTTTTGGCAAGAATCTGCCGGCGATTCTGAATCGCTTCCTGAATCTTAACATCTCTTAGCAACCTGACTGCTGAGGCTGCTGCTGCATTATCCGTTTTCGTAGCAGGATAAGCGGCCTTATAAGCCCTGGTAGCATTCAAGTCCACGAGATATTCTTCCACGAATTTCTCCTGCTTCGCTGTCAATTTCTTCTTCTTTCCTGCCATCACACTTCACCGCCTTCAAAAAGTTACCTAAAGCCACTAAAACAGTAGAAATTTTAAGTATTGTTTATCTAAAGTAAACTTTAAGGGCATAAAAACCCTTCTATCGTTATTTTTAGCCTCGTTTACTTTTTGCCACATATAGCTGGCTGGCTGTATAATTAAAGTGACTATAAGTAAACTACATTAATAAATAAAAGGAGGCCCCGGAAGAAAATGAACCTAAAAGAAAAGCTTCAAAAAGCCAATCCCGGACTGAAAGTTTATCCCTTCCCAGGCTACGGGATGGCCTTCACCTATGACAGCTTATTCGAGAATGACTATGTAGTTCGGATTTACGTCGCTCGCGAAGCACAAGTTCTTTTTCGTGACGCTTATTCCAGGCCGCCTTGGTGGGCAAAAGATGTTCCAGCTATCGCCCGCACCAGGGACGGCAACTTCTGGTTCTATCATGAACCAGACAATCTCCCACCGATGTGGTTTTGGAACGGAACCGCAAACAACAAAATTAAAGCCTGCCAAGGCTGATTGAAAGGAGTGTTGTTGATGTATCGCATCCCCCGTTACAAAGTTACCCTGGTTCGTGATTCCTCGGTTCCCTCTGAAATTAAAAACGTTTCTACTCCTGCGGAAGCGGCTCCCCTGCTTCGCGCTTACCTCGAAGGCATTGACCGGGAGCATTTTGTTGTTCTGCTCCTGGACATAAAAAACAAGATCAAGTGTCGTGCTGCCAGGGATAAATGGTTAGCCAAAAAAGGAGGTTGATATCATGCTCCGCTTATTCCCCGGCCTTATCTCTCTTGTAGTAGCTATCATTATCATCCTGGGCTGCTACATCGTAAACGAAACGCTGAAGGAGGTACTAATCCGATGAAAATTATTAGGAAAACCAAAATTGTTGAATGCAAGGACATTTCATTATACTTCGAATTTAAAAATATGCCAGGAGCCGGTTTTGCCTTCCCTTGCGATGAGCAAGGTAATGTTGACACCAAAAACCTTCCACCAGAAGCACTTGGCAATTACAAAAAATGCTTATCTGGTGAGCATGATGTAATTTGCAAAGGTGTTCGTATACTCCGTTGGAATGTTCGTGAACCCGCCGTTGGCCTTTGCGAATGCGGAAAAGAAGTCGAACTTTCCCATTTCACGAATACCTGCGAATGCGGAGCTGACTACAACTTTGCAGGCCAGCGTCTTGCTCCCCGGGAACAATGGGGAGAGGAAACAGGGGAGCATTGGACTGAGTGCTACTAAAAAGGGCAAGGGACTGTCCCGTGAAAGCCGGGACCAGGGGGAAATTCTTTCCCCTGCTCCGCTCAACCTACGATGAAAGGAGGTCTGACCCGTGAACTTTGAAAACGTCAAAGGCGAACTCAAGGGCAATATTCTACACTTGGAAATCGACGTTACAAAGCGTCTCGGACCCAGTGCAAGCGGCAAAACAACTATCGTTGCCACTACAAGCGGCAATCAGCCAATCCCAGGAACTGACGTTATACTCGGTCTTAACTGCTATACTAAGCGCCGCTAACTCCTGCCAGGGGGAGCCTTGCCAAAGGGCTCCCCCAAGCAAGATATTTGAAAGGAGGTTTATGGGAAAATGGCTTACCAAGCCAAATACGAAAATGGCGGCTGGAACTTATACAAGAATGGTAAGCTCGTAGGCCGCCATAAAGACGAAAGAAAGGAGGCTAATGCTGTTGAGAGAGATAGTCGAACTGTATCTGAAAGTCCCGCCAGACGTGAAACGCTGGCTACACGAATATGCCCAGCGTGAGGGTATGACAATGACTAATGTTGTCTTAGCAGCTCTCCATGAATATCGGGAGCGACATGATGTGGAAGAAGGAATTTAGCCCCTGCATGAAGAATATAATATGTTTACCAAAAAGAAAGGAAGTGCCAAAATGTTTGATAACTTACAAGAGCTTACCGGCCAAGAATCAGGTATCGTGATCTATGACGGCAAAGAGGGTATCCTGTGTAACTGGAGTAGCATCAACGGCTATCCCCGCATATTTGCAACCGGCCTTGTCGGGATGGGGGAGGAAATCCCCGAAGTTAAGGGCGAATATTACGATGATCTGTCGGGATTGCTTGATAGAGTTAATATCACTATAGTCGCCCAATATGACGACGACAAACTGCCAAAGAACGGTACTGTCTACCGGATTAGCGATGACGTTATTGTAATCGCGCCGGATGACTGGGCGTAAAATAAGATATGAGCGGAACTAAGAGGGTAAAAGCCGGGGACTAACCCCCGGCTTTTTCTTTTATGCGCTCCATCAACCAATCTGCACCAGGGCCCCTTAATGCAAGCGTCCTCTCCACTGCCGCCCAAACTGCCTCAGCCCTTCTCAGTTCGTCCGGTGTCGTATGGCCTTTTACAGCCTTTTTCATTTCCCTGGTTGACAAATGACGATCTGCCGCCTGCGCTATCCAGTAATGCGGATCATTAGTCCTTGCGGCAATAGAATGGTGGCAGAATGAAAGCTCAGATATCCTAATTTCCGGGCCCGGAAAAGCAGAATACGTTTTCCGCAGGTCTGATATATACCTCTCAGAATAGCCAACGTCAGCTGCAAACTTCCTGGCTTTGCACCCCATGACGTTGCAAGCGTAATAAGCCAGTTCTGCTTGCGCCCAGGCCGTGGCGTCACCGGCCATGCGGTATTCTATAAATTCCTGTAGAACTTCATCATAACTTCGGAAATCGCTTTCCATATCCTCACCTGCCCCAAAAGAGTGAGGCCGCCCACCTTGGACGGCCTCTTGTTATGTATTCTTAACCGTATCTTTTTTCCCTGCGGGAGGAACTATGTGCACCTAGCCCCTCCCTTTTACGGTTTTCGTTATTTGCTTGTCCAGACAAGCTTACCGGTATCATAATATATCGTAATCCTAAACCATTTGTTGCAAACTGTTGCATTGTAAAAAAAATTTTCATTCACCAACAAATAACTTTCTTTCCTCGGCCATACATAAGGCCAGGTCCTCTATTTCCTGCCACCAGCGCCAAAAGGTGGTCCGGTCTGCAATATAACATTCTTCTTCCGGTAATCCGGTCTTTTTGGCGATTGTGCTTGCATACTTGATATGAATTTTGTCAGTCCAACCTGTGCCATGGAACCTGTACGCCCTTCTCAGCGACAGTATAAGTAACTGCTTGTCGGTTAATTTTCTCTCAACGTCCTCTACCAGCTCCAGCCATTTTTCCGTTTTCTGCAACATAGCCAGATCCCTTCCCATTTGCCCTGTGGGATCGCTAATTTTGGAAGAAGGCATCTTGGATAGTTTCAATATGCTGCCTGGGTAAAGCTTGGAGAGTATCTCTGATTTTTTGGCTTCGTATTTTTCCAGCCTGTCGTGATAATGCAAAAGCCAACCCTTAACCTCTTTTTTTCTTTTCTGCTGCTCATCTAACTGTTCTTCCTGCATCTGCTTTTCTTCCATCAACTTCCCTCCCCCGGCAATGTTCCCGCTATGCCCGGCAGGGGCCTCTGCTTCATTATCTTTTCCAGTTCCCTCTGCTCCCTGGTAAGTTCATCCCTGGGGACTAAGACAACCGTGATCTGCGGTTCTGGAATCTTTACCCTGGGAATACGGTATATCTTGATTATGCGCTCATATATGTCAGGCTGGTTAAACATTACATAATGAGCGATTGTGAAGGATTGGATCATGGCATCACCTTCTTTTGCCCTACTGGTATAACTGTCTTAGCCGCCCACCATCCATAAAAATTTTTCGTTAGCACTATCTGATACCCGTTAAAATACGTATAGTATAAATTTGAGCCAACTCTTTCATAACCGTCCCATAAAGCTTTCCTGACACATTTTCTAACTGTCTCCCTGCTCGGTTTTTTAGGATTAACCCTTTCCAACCACCTTTTATAAAAATGTCTGGTGATAATTATTTTCTCTTTTGGGTTCATCAGTTCCCCGCCTTCCGCTTTTAGATTTCAAAGTAATTCAACTTCAATTTCTACCCTGGGCGGATCTCCATAATCTTTAGTAACGTTCTGCCTGATAACCCTGGAATCATCGGTATAAATTATCCCTTTCAGCGCATCACCTAACGACCTGGTAAGTTTGTCCAGGTCCGGCTTAACTGTGTGATAAGGTCTCTTAGTTGCACTGGCTGACTTGGGCCTGAAAAAATAGAACTTAGCACTGAGTATAACTGCTCCATCATGTATCCCCCATTCCGGCCGGTGCTCTTGTGCTGCTGAAGCTATAAGCTCCTGCCAGGGTTTAGTTTTAGTATTGTCGCTTGTTGTAGCAGCTCGATATTTCCCCTGGTTTCTATCGTAATAAGTAAACGCCTTGGTGCTGCCCTTCGGCTGGGCAATTCCATAAACGGTGAACTTAATGGTTTTGTTTAGTGTCGAGTGGATCAACTTCCTTCTCTCTCCTTCTCCAGCAAGTATTTCCTTCTCTCCAAAAATAACCAGGTTCAGTAAAGATGTTACACCAATTCTTTTTTAAATTAGCATGGATACAGCCCTCGCATTGCCTGACAAGTTTCGAACCGTATCTTTTTTCCCTTTTGTAGTTGCTAGGCAAATCCCGTGCCATGCGCCACTGCTGTATTATTCTCGGGACATATCCCAGTTCTTTGGCTATTTCCGAATCAGTCAATCCCTTATCGTAAAGCTCTTTTCTTCTAGCCTCCTCTTCAGGAGGCAGGCGGTAATTTTGTTTTACTCTTATGCTCACCTGGATATCACTCCCCTTTATAATTTTCACGGAGAGCTAAAAATTTTGACCGTGGAGAAACTTTACTGCTCCTTCTGGTAGGTTTATATTAAGTAACCCTACAGGGCCAAAATATTAGCTCCTGTTTAGAAAATTTAAACTTATTCTTTCCCCGGTTGTTTTTGGTAAACTACCTTTAACTGCTGCCTGCCCAGCCTCATTGCTTCCCGGTGTGCTTCTGGACCTTCCCCAACATAATAGTCAATACGGTTGCCCTTGATAGCTGGCCCTATATCCTCGGCCCTGCGCCAACCAAAACCCTCAATCCATACCCAGGAATGAAAGGGTATTACTTCCGGATCTACAGCTATAGTCCGGCCTGGTGTTGCCTCGTATCCCAAGTATGTGATCCCATCGTTCCAGGGATAGCCGCACTTCCTGGTATAAAAAGTTAACTCAAAAATTCCCATTTCCCAATCGTCCAGCCATTCCTCAATTCTTTTGCGGAGTTCTGCCTGCTTTTTCCTTAACTCCTCAAGCTTGTCCCGCAGGAAATCGTTTTCCGCTTCCAGGAGAAGTTTTTCAATCTGAAGCCGTTCCATCTCCCGGCGTAACTCTGCATTGGCTGCAATTACAGCACCAGTAATAACCAACATAGTGATTAACAGGGCCAAAGACCAGCAAGTAAACAGCTTATTATTTTTCAAGTCTCTCTCCCCTTTCTTATGCTCTTCGCCACCACAAATCTATCCTGGCACTCTAAGCACTCATACACATAAACCACATGCCGCCAGCTACGCTCTTTTTCCTCAACTTTTTCGGTAAGCATACTGCCGCAGTTAGGACACTGCTCAACCATACGTCCGTTCCTCCTTTCCAGGCTGTCTGCAACGGCTCCGGCCCAAAGGCCGCCGAAGAAGCCAGCTAATATCCCAATAAACATGAACATCCAACCAGACACCTTTTACACTCCTTTTATGTTTCTTTGTTTACTTTAAGTAACCTGCTGGGGTTAAAAAAAATTACTATCATGCTGGGGAAGGGTGCACTGTTGCTTGCACCACTGAATTTCAACCGGCCTTTAAGAAACCTAACTTTAACATTTTGTCTTGGCTGGTGCTTATCTTCATCCCAAATAAAACTGTGAAACCATCGCGTATCTGTCCTTGCCGGTAGTAAGCAAACTACCATTGCATCTTTTAACGATTCCTCATAAGCTTTTTGAACCCATTTGCCAATTTCGCGACCATAAGGAGGATTCATCCAGCATACCCCGCGCCAATCCTGTTTAAGTCCATCTGTTTTTTTGTCATAATACTTTTGGCATTTTCTGTTTTCTGCAGTTGCACAAACATCGAGGACAAACCCAAATTCCTCGTTTAGTTCATCAAATAACCATTGTGGCGTTTCCCACTCGTCTGTATTTGAGGTAAATAAGCTTATATCAACCATCCTTAATCCCCCTTCACCCTCAAGCTTTTACCCTCAAAATTAACCACATCGTTTACATGGTTAAATCGGTCAATTACCCCTTCGCTGTAAAGCCCCTTCAATTCCTTGCTCGTCAGGTTGGTAATAAAGATAGTGCTTCTTCTACGCTCATGCCGCTCTGAGACAATAGCCTCAAACTTTGTCATTACCCACCCTTCGGAGCTGTGCTTACCTAACTCGTCCACCACCAGAAGGCGGCAATTCCGCAGTTCATTTTCAAACTTTAGCCATTCCTCTATTCCTCTGGCCTTCATCATAAAAATTTCGTCAAGCAAACTCTGCATCAGGATTTTCCTGCCGGAATAGCCATAAAATATCGCTTCCTGGAGAATTGCTACAGCCAAAGTTGTTTTCATCGTCCCCGGAGGGCCTTTAAGAATAAGACCCCTGCCGGTTTTAGTGTTTTTTTCTAAATGCAACAGATAGTCCGTAATCTGCTTGTATTGCGTTCTGATTTGCTCCGGTATTCCCCTGGCTTGAATGTTCTTGATATTTGCATCGTAAAAACGTTCATATATACCGGCTTTTCTTAAACATTCCTGCCACCTGCGCTTAATCTCCTGACATTCAGCATTATAAGGCTCCAAGTATTTATAGCAGGTAGAGATTAAATCCCGTATGTCTCCTGACTTGTCACATCTGCACTCAAATCCGGTCTTTTGGTTCTTTACTCCAATCGTGTTCGCTTGGTCTGTAACCCGGCTTAGGAGCTGACCCAGCTTTTCCAACCTTATCCCTCTCTTTCATCTTGTTTTCAAGAATAACTACCTGCTTCCGGAGCTTTGATGGTGACAGGATATTTGCTCTCCAAAAACTATCATCCATGCAAAAATCTATTATCGCTTTGATCTCGTTCCAGGTATAGCCCTTAGTTCCCCCGGGAGGTCCCAGCCTGTGAAGCCTGTCCATTTCCAGTGCCCACTTCTGCATTAGGCTGTCGTCCTCTTTATCATCAGGAACCTTTGCCCTGGGGTTATTTCCCATGATCATACCTCTTAAATAATTCGCACCCCTATAGGCAGCACTCTCCTTCTTAAATACAGGCTCTTCTGGTGTTTTCTCACCGTCCGAACCAGGGAGTTCGGACAAGAGATCTTTAGTACTTTTCTTTTCTTTTTCTTTTCTTTTATTTACTTTACTTTCCTTTACTTTGTTATTTTCTGTTATAACTTTGTTATTTTCTGTTATAACAGTGTTATCTGATGCCGACTTTTCGGACTTTCCCCATCTTAACGCCATCCCCTTCTTGCCCGCCTTAGATTTCTTTTCCCTTGAAGCATGAAAGGCTGCCTTACGCCTACGAAGGCTCTCACTCCAGAACTTTTCCCCGTCGCTAACAAAGAGTTGCTCTGTTATACAAGTGTTAATAACATTTTGTAACAGTGTTATATCAATGTTATAACCAGCCGCTATACCTTTAATTTTTGAATGGTAAAGGCAGGTCTCATTAGATTCAAACATCATTTCAACCAACGCCCAATATAAACCATAACCTTCCCATCCATGTTCTGCTCTGAACATAAGTATTTTTTCATCATTTCTTGCATTGCTATCATGGCTAAAGTAATAAACATCCTTATTGTTAGCCATTTATTACCCTCCACTCCATAAACTCTTTGACCGTCTTATCTCTTTTTTGTCGATTGCACGTTCGGCAAGAGGTAACTAAATTTTCTAGCTCATTAGTGCCATTTTTTGATAATGGAATTATATGGTCAACTTCTAAATTTCCGCCTTTTTTATTACAATAAAGGCATGTATAATTATCTCTTTCAAAAACTATCCTTGATATTTCTTTCCACAATGGCAAGTTAAAATTATACATTCTTTTTTTAAGGAATTTGGTTAGAAACTCATTTACTTCGTCATATATATCATGTTCATAATTAACTCTTTGTTTGGAGCACCAGTTAACAAATGATTCTTTAAACATGCCAATTTTTTTATATAATTCTTTATGATTTTCTAAATCTTCTATAACTCCATCTTTTAAAAGAGATACATACAACCGATAAAAACCAGGATATTTATCCTGTTCTCGTGCCATTTAGTCACCCTCTCAGGAGCTTTTCCTGAATTTCTATAACTTCTACAGTTACCGGTCCGCCCGGGGCCTCTACCTGGAACTTGTCCCCCTGCTTTTTCCCAAGCAGCGCTTTTCCAACCGGCGCTTCGATGCTGATCAGATGATCCCCCGTATACTCGCTTAATCAACGGCAGAAGTTTCTGCCGTTCAGTCTATATCTAACTACCGTGCCCAACTTGATCATACTTTCACCTCCGGCATCTCATTCCACTCCCGCCCGTCCAGCACCCGGCCAGCGGCTTTTTTGCCAACTTTAAGCATGTGGTCACCATCGAAAACGAGATCCTTTTCCAATCCAAAATTGCTTTCAGGACAATATTCGCCCCACTGCTTAAAGAAAAATGGCACCCCTGCACTTACAGCCTGGTCTCTCAGGCTCCGCACCCAATTCGGGTGCACCGGCCGGGCGTTGAGGCCGCTTTCTCCGCCCGCAACAACCCAGTCCAGATAAACGTCTGTGTGCGTACAATCCGGACAGCATTTTTTATTCTTCTTCCACAGATCAGGCCCGCATCTTGTAGCCGGAGAACCGCAGCCTTTACATATCCCTAACCATTTCGATAAGTCGATTGCCGATAATAACGGTTCGCAACTCACGAACCGCACCGCCGCTGGTATCTGCAACAGAATCGGTATGCGCTCGTCGGCCCGTTGTTGGTTTTCGGCGGTTACGCCAAGCCATATATGATCTGCTGCAAAATCGTCATACCAGTGTTCGTACCATTTAGAGAACTCAAGCATTCTGCTTGGGCGCTTAGTAAGTATAAGAAATGTGTTCCATTTACACTCAAGTATTAAGTCCCACACGTCGCTGATAAACTCGAAGGGCACGTCTTCATGGAACAAATCCCCCATTGAGCAAATAAATATCTTTTTGCCTTCCCCCTGTAAAGCAGGTTCCATAGTACTAACCCGCTCCGGATGTAGCGTAACCCGAAACGGCTCATCTGCCGGATAGCCATACCGCCCGGCCAGTCTTTTGCTCATCCTGGCCGCGTAACAATTGATACACCCTTCGCTGACCGGGGAGCATCCAGTGACAGGGTTAAATACACGGTCACACCACTCTATTTTCGTCGTCGCCATCATATCACCCGCCCTTTCTTATTTGGCTATTTTTCTTCCGCTTTCCCGGTAAAACCAGCTCGGATATTTCTCCGCTCCTCTCCTTTCTCTTTTATTCCCACTTTCCTCCAGTTCCAAAATGGCGCCACGACCAGTTCCCCGCTGTCCAGTTTGACCAGCTCGTTCCGCGGCCCTGGGCCTCTGCCCCGAGTTAGAACTACACCAGTCTGGCCGTAGAGTCTATGACTGTGGTCTTTGTTGACGTAACGGACACGGGTCATGGTCTAAACAACCCCTTCCAGCGAAAGCTGCTTTTTGCTTTCAAGCCCTTCGTTTTCATCCTCAATGCCCGTCTCCATCCACCTAACCTGCCTTTTGCTCGGCTTCCTGCTGCTGCCTTTAAGTGCCGCTCCGGCCCCGGCCGTGTTAAGCAATGACTGTTTCAGCGCATCAAATGCTCCGAAACCCCCATCCTCCAACACCCGGCAGAAAGCATCTACAACCGGAATTCCTTCAGGTGTAACCATGCTCAATATCCCCGGGACGTTTTCCATGATCATGGTCTTTGGCTGTATTTCCAGCACCAGGCGCGCAAACTCAAATACCAGGCTGTTTCGCGGATCCATCACGTCCCTTTTTCCGGTTATGCTGAAGCCCTGGCATGGCGGCCCTCCCATAACGCAGTCCACATCTCCCTGCTTGAAGCCCAGGGCACCAAGTATTTCCTGGCCGGTAATTTTGCGAGCATCGCCAAAGAAAAAGTTCCTGACCGGCGGATATTCCTTCATGTATGGATTGCCGCCGCTGACCGGCATGGTATAAATACCGTTTTTACCCTTTTTGGCTATTTGCTTTTCCAGATAATTATTAAAGCGTTCCTTGTCTCCAGGCTCAATCCAGTACATATTGACGGGATAGCTTCCCAGGTTGTAGAGATAAGTAAGTGCAGATGGGATATCGTTGTCCAGCCCGGCAATGACCTCGAAACCGGCCTGCAAAAAACCCAAAGTAAAGCCTCCCGCTCCGCAGAATAAATCTATGGCAATCGGACGCTTGGCTACGCGCTCCGGGACATAGAGACCGGAGCGGTTGAGGGTATAAGGTTCCATGCTACTGTTCACGCTCCTTCGTAACCACAATCTTTACAACACAGGACAACCTTGTTCATATCAGTATCCGGATGAATTTCTTTATGAAAAACGTTTAGACTGTTACATTCAGGACAGGTATACCGTTTATTGCTTCTTAAAAGCATATAATTTCCGCAGTTTGGGCAGGTAACTTCGTCGTCCAGTTCTCTTTCGAGCTTGCAGTAAGGACAATACTGTTTTGCTTGACCTGCCATTATCTCTCACGCTCCTTCTTCTTTCCAGCGTTTTACTACGGTTTTCGGTGAAACTGTTGACAACAAAACTTTTCCGCTTTTCAGTATGATTGCGCTTCTTACATCTTCCCAAACTATATTGTTTGAGCTATATAAATCTTTATCGTATTCATCTACTGCCGCTATCTCGCTCGATAAAACAAAGCAACCACCAAAATTCCCGGTGTTTCTTCTCCGCAGATGTCGCAGTATAAGCTATACTTCCCGCCTTCTTTTTCTATTGACATCCTTCCTCAACCTCGCTTTCCTCCGGCTTAAAGCGGTTTTTGGCTTTCAAACGTTGCATTTTGTGATAAACGCCAATAACCCAGGCAATCTCATCTTTTGCTGTCTGAATTCGCCGCATATTTTGCAAAACATCACTCTCCTCCTCCTTCCAGGAATTCTCTCGCATCGTTCATATCCTCAATAAACTTGGTATAATAATCATTTATAGCTTCCTGTGGTGCTAGGCACGTAGAATATGCTTCCCAGGCATCAAAAAGATTTTCCAATATGTTATATAGTCGCCTATTTTCCTCTTCCAACTTCTGCACCCGATTAATCCAGTATTGAATTACCTCAATTAACCAACTCCGAATATGTGGAAATTCTTTTAGCGTCTTAAATTCTTTTAAGGTTTCTATATCTTGTTTAGCATCTCTCATCTTTCTTCTTCCTCCTTCTCCCACCCCGCATTCCAACTCCTGCACCCGGGCAAGGGCGGGACATCATGCTCGGCCTCCAACTTTTTAAAGTAAAACTCCTTTGCTACAGCCTCCATCTGTTTTCCTCCTCCTCTAAAATTCAACTTATTATTCGTAAAAAGAATCGTCCATAAGCTCCCCGGTAAGCAAGTTTGTTATTATACCGCCCTCCACTTTGCAGCATCGGGGATAATATGCTTTTATCAGGGTTTCCAGATCATCAAGATAGTCCTTTCCAATAATCCACTTTTCGCCGTCCCATTCACGACAGCCCATAGGAATTTCGTCCTTCAATGCATCCTTGAAAGCACTATTGTAAGGCCCCTCAAAGATTAACTTCGTTTTTGTAACTGTCAGGTAGGCCCATTTCGTTACTGCCACAGCCTTCACCCCCTCCCCCACAAATATCCCACATACATCCCCCAAAGGCCCTCTTGCCAGCTTCTTCCCATTCTTCTTCGATCCCCACATTTCCAAAGACAGCTTTCCTTCTTCTCCCAGGTCATAGATTTTTCCGATCACGTTCCCTGTAGTCCGGTTCATCTCTATTGCCATTTCTTCAGCAGAATAACCCAGCTTGTAAAGCTCAATCAAATAGTCCACCCCATCCGGCGTCCATGGCCGTTCCGGAGACAGGTCGTTTATGTCTATGTTGATCATCTTATAGAGGTTAGCTATTCCCTTGATATTGCCGCCTTCAACTGCTAATATTTGTCTTGCCATAGCCTGTCCTCCCATTACTTATCTAATTGCTTCAAAAGATACCCAGCCAATATGAGCTTTGCTCCTTCTGCGTTTATTTTTAGCTGAGGGTGTTCTTTAATCATTTGCGCCATTGATTCTTTTATGCAATCTGTTAATGATATATGTGCCCTTGCCAGCTCCGTAGGAATTATGTTGCCGATTGCCAAAGTCATTGTTTGGCCTTTAATTATCCGATCTGTAAGGGTGTTTTCTATTAAGCCGGAGCAATAAACTACAGCGTTTTCAGCCCTTACCGTTCCCTTGCCGGGGATTGTTATTGTTATCGGTTCAGGCCTTTCTTGTCCAAAATGCTCTATGATGATTTCTCTCGTCATTTTGTTATCTTCCAATATGTTCTTCCTCCTTTCAAAATAAAACCCCTAAGCCCAGGGGATTAACCCTGGGCTTGGGGGTTCCCTCAAGCACCCACAGGTTGCTTTACTTTCTGTGCTCTATATACTTTGCCATTATCCACCATAAAAACGGCCAACCCGGGAATGCCGGGATCAACAGGTTCCTTTTCGCCCCTGACCGAAAGAACGATTACCGTTTTATCATCTTCCAGGGAAAGAAGAGTATTAATGAGATTTACCCTGTTATCCGGATCAAGCGCCTCCGTGTCATCGACAACTATAATTCCAAATCCGGCCAGAGAGCTTAATACATCCTGAAGGGCCACGCCTATTAACAGCTTCTCGCCTTTCGACGGTTTCTTATAAAGAACATCGTTCTTGAAAACCTTAATTTCAAAATCGCCTTCAACCTCAAACACAACCCTAAACAGTCCGCCAGTGAGCTGCGCTACTCTTTCGCTGATCCTTTCCTGAACCGGATTTACGATTTCTTTCAGCAATTCCTGCTTTATGCCTCCGGGACTGAAAGCCTTAACCAGTTCTTCCAGGGCATTTACTTCCTCATCTTTCCTGTAGAATTTTTTAACGTTTTCTTCGTATTCTGTTTCGGCTTGGTCCGAAAGTTCAAGGGCCTGGCGCAAGTTTTCTCCTTTTTCGATTCTTGTCTCAAGTTCTGCTATTTTATTCCTGGTTTCTTCAACATCCTGCGGTTCGCCCAGGGAAATACGTTCCTGTTCTATCTCGGTCAAAGACGCCTCATAACCCTCTTTCTGTTTTTTTAAACTTTGCAATTTGGCTTCGACTTCTTCGCCTCTATTTATATTCTGGACTAATTGATCTTGTTGTTTTTTGAGTTCTCGGCATGTCTCTCGAAAGGCGTCAAGCGTTTTATCAACGGCGTCTTTGGCTTTTGCTTTATCTGTTTTCTCTTTTATGAACTGCTTCAGCATTTCTTTCAGGTCTTTTTCAGGATGGGGGCAGGTCAGCTTTTCGGGAGCAAGAGGGCAGGCTCCTTTAATCTTTTCCAGGCTGGCAATTACTTTATCCAGGCTGGCTATTTCTGCGTTCAATATAGCCTGCTGTTTACTGGCTTCCTCGGCCTCGGCATTTGCCTTATCGTACTTGTCATTGACTTTTTTCAGTTCCGCTTCCATTTGGCCGGTATCTATAATTACGGTATTCTTTATTTCTTGCTCTAGCTTGCTCAATTCATCCTTGACCCTTGTTTCTCTTTTATCCAGCATTTCCCGCCTTTCGGCCATAAAGCTCTCATGCACTATGGTTGAGGCCAAAGATTCCTTTTCTTTTTTAACTGCATTGAGCTGTTCGATTACCTCCTCCTTGTCAGCCAGGGTAATGCCGTCCGGGAGATCAATTTTTTCGCAGGCTTCTTTTTTGTATTTAACCAGGCTGTCAAGTTCAGCCAATTCCTTTTTAGCGATCTTTCTGGCTTCCCGGAAAGCTTTGTCCAGTGTGTCAAATATCTCTGCGCCGCCTGCCACCGCTTGGGGACAATATTTCTGGAATGTCAGAAGTATAGCTTTTGCAGTTTCTTTGCTCAGGCCATTCTTTTCAGTCCACTCTGCCAGGCTTTTAAGGATACTGTTCTTGTCAAATTCCAGACCCATCAGGGCAAAAAGCATGTTCTTCTGATCGCCTGCAGGCATGTTCAAGAAGTTGCCGGTATTAAGGACTGCGGAAATAATTCCTTCGGTTGCTTTTAGTTGCTCGTAAAAAGTTTTTTGTTGAAGTGTAGAGTTGCCGCTCCACCCCTCCACTTTTAACCCGCCGGGATAGTCCCGTTTAATATTCCCGATACCCTCTACTTCCGCTTCCAGGACGGCCTTTTTCTGACCATAGCGGATAAGATCCTCTGCGCCGGAACCTTTTCTGTCGGTCCAGTTGCACTTTCCGGTAAAAAGAAACTCGATCCCTCCCTGGATAGAGCTTTTGCCTGCCCCGTTGGGTCCAACAAAGATATTTACTTTTTCCAGGGGAATGTAAGTGTTGGCATGATTCCTGAAATTATTTAAACAAAGGCTTTTAAGCATTTTATTCACCACCGTTCCCATTCTTTGTTTTTTTACTGTCAAACCTTGTGTAGCTTTTATCCACAAGAACGGAAGCTAACGCATCGGCATATTTTTCCTGGAGTTTTTTCGTGAACCTTCTCTCGTCAACAGAAAGATATTTTTCGGGATCTTCGCCAAGATCCCTCATAATTTTGGTGAACTCCTTGACATCGCTGATTGACTTGGATTCAGTTACGTAATACCCCCATTGTAAACCGTTCGTCTCTACAAACCCGTTAACATTACACCACTTTTTAAGAGCTTCTTTCCGGTCTGCCACCTGTTTTTCCAGCAGGACCAGTTCACCGGCCACCCTTAAAGCATCCTGTTCGTCCTTAATTATGCTACCTCCCAGGTTCTTTAGCGCAGGACACATATCAACATAGCTACACCATGAACACCCTTCGCCCGGTCTTGGTGCAAACTCAACTTCGCTTTCAATTTGCCTTATAAGGCCGAATATCTTATCTTCCGTTGTAGCTACTTTCACGGGATCAATATCGACCTCCCGAACAACACCATGCCTCACGAACTCCAACCGGGCCTTGAAGGTATCAACTTGCGGGTATTCTTTCTTAACAATCCAGGCGTATATATGCAACTGGAAGTCGTTTTCCGTTTCGGCCTGGCTGCGAATAGCCCAATCTGTTTTATAATCCATTATGGTTGCCACATTGTCATCTATCTCTAAACGGTCAAGCACCGCCCAGAAAAGAATATCGTTGCTTAAGGGAAGTTTAATTTTTTCCTCAATGCCTACAGTCGTATTCGGGTTGAAAATGTGGCTGTTGGCGAAAGATTCAATAATACTCTCAATTTCCGTAAATCTGCTGGAACCTAAATGGTGGGGCTTCTTATAGAAAACCATTTGAGTGATTTCCGGCAACAGAGTAATATCTGTTTGTAGTCCGGATTTCAACAGCGCCCTGTCATATTCCGCAATAATTTCATGCACCAGCCTGCCGATTATAAGGGCATCGGAAGGCTTCTCCGGGATTCTGTCGAGATATCTCAGTTTGAATGATCTCGGGCATGTTTCAAACTGATTAAACCTCGTATGACTGTAATGCCTCATTTCCCTCTTCCTCCTTTTTTAATGGGTTGCTTTTCAGAAAAACGACCTTTCCACTTTTTTAGCTGCAGGTCTTTGCGTCGACTTTTCCGTATCTCCAAAGAGTGTGGACTGTGCAGGCACTCCTGCTGGCTCCTTCTGCTGTTTTCGAGCCTGCTCGTCTTTACGCCGCTGTTCAAGCTCTTTTTGGTATTGCTCCATACCGTCGCTTATTTTGTCGTAGTCAACCTCTTTTTCTTTTTTTCTGAAGTCTCTGGCCTGCGTTGCGGAAGCCTCCCCTGCTTGCTGCCGTCTTGCCACTTCTTTTTTAAGATTCACCAGGAGTTGCTCTTTGTCCAGGTCGGGTTTGTTTAAAGTAGCCTTTCTTTTGGCTTCGGGGACAGAAAGGATATCCCAAACTCGATGTAGTTCATTATCTATGGGGTCAGTCTCAGTTTCAGCTTTTCCCTCAGTCTCTGCATCCATTACCTTTTCTTTGTTGTTATTGATTAGGCTGGCAGGATAAAGATCATCAGGGGCTTCATCGTAGTCAGGTTCGGTTATTGTTACCTCTTCGGGTTTAATCCCGGTTTTCTCTTCGAGAAGGAACTGCGCAGGTGTTTTTCGTGAAGCAGCAAGTATCTGTTCCAACCTTACATGCTCATTGGCCAGATCCATGACGTAAACAACTTTTTTTCTGCCTTCAACCTGGACCTCTTTGGGCCGGATAATCAGCTTTAGAGGTATCCAGGCTATTTTCCCGCCAGTCAAAGTTCTGACAAAATCTATAGCACTGTTGAGATTTACTATGGAGTGATAACTGGAAGTATCAATCTGCCAGATCCCAAGGCCGGGAACTTTATACAGCAGAAATTGGAGAGTGCCTACGGGACGGCAGTGTTTCTTTTCAGCCCATTCGCACTCCATAGGGTCACAGTCAATTTCAAGCATTTCGCCTGTTTCACGGTCTATTTGTGTTGCCTTTTCGCCGTCGCCTTTACAGAGAAGGCCGGTGCTGGAACCGTAACGCCGGTAAAACTGGCTAAAAAACTTAGTTGGATCTTCCACCGGAAACATAACATCAAGCTCCCGGGGCTTTTCGCCGTAGACCTCTTTAAATGCCTGGGCCGCAAGCTCGGAAGTTTGTTCGTCTGCTTTGCAAACAAAGTAATCCACGGCGGCAGGGTATTCTACCCCTTTTGCATTTTCCTTCTTTATCCCCAGGCGTATCTTGCCGATTCTGGGGAGCCTTCTTACTTCGCTCAAACCTTTGATGGTCAATTTAGTATTCCTCCTTTCACTTTTTAGGCAGGGGCCGGGATTAAGCAAAAAGAACGGCGTTATCCAGTTTTATATGGCATGAATCGCACACTGTAGTTAAATTATCTAGATCATCTGTTCCTCCAAGTCTTACTGGTACTAAATGGTGAATACAGAGGCGTTTTTGGTTTGTTCCGCAAATGGTGCACTGGTAATTGTCTCTTTTTAGAACTTCCTCTCGTATTTCTTCTGAGAGAGTAACATAGGGGTAAGCCCTACCCCCAAGATAGCGATGATTTCTCCTTCCCGTTGCTCTCCATATATTTGCACAACGTAAGCTGCAAAAACGTCCCCAGCCTCTCCGAACTTCTTTAGCTTCAACCATAAAGTGCTTACTGCACAATTCGCATATTCTTTTGGTGTTCTTCAAGTGTTTTCCCATAATCACCGCCCCCGCCAAAACTTTTAATTTTCCACTCCTAACGCTTCCTCAACAGTCATTACTTCCGGGTCTATATAACGAACCAGACATTCCCAATCATTGTGGAGAATCGCCTCGTTAACCCGGTAAACATCTTCTCCTTCGTAAATTTCCCCATCGCAACCGGCACAGTGAGCCATTATTTTTGCTTCCTGGGGATCGGCAAGGCCTTGGGAAAAGCGATTTAATTGTTCCATCTTCAATACCTCCTTATAGGCCATGATCATTAATCTTCTTCATCCAAAGTAACTATAGCCAACGGCATATATTCCTAGTTCTCGTTATTGCCCAATTCCTTCAGGACTTTTTCTTTGGCTTCTGGTGTCAGATCATCAAGATAAATCTCCACTTCTTTCATCTTTTCGCCTCCGGTTAATAATGGTTTTTAAGTATACAACACAACATACTTTTTCTGCTTCGTACCACCAAGCGCAATGTTCTTCTTCACAATACCATGTGCCAGCCAGTTGACATCATCGGGCATATCTTACCTAGCAACCGTCTCAGCCTCTTCCCTTACAACCTGCTTCAAATCGGCAATATGCTGGTTTGTTTTCATCAGTAAATCTTTTAATACTATTGTTGTCCATTGGAAATCGTATGCGATTGTAGACTTCCCAGCCAGCCCTTTCAGCGTCTCCAAGTCCTCTACAGCCTGGTGGATGGAATCGCTGAAACTTTCCCTGGCCTCAGTAAGCGTATAAAGTTCCTTGTTTTCCACTACGGCCCCCTCCCTTCTTCTCATTTTTTCCTGTAGTTCTTTACTTCCTGAATCTCTCCGGTTCCCGGTAATGACGGTAATTGCTCGTAATCATAAAACTGGCCGTAAACTACCGGGATTTTTCCGTTTGATCTGGTTTCTGCCACTTTGTAGGCCTCCATAAAAGCCTGATAATCGAACGCCCGGAAACCCTGACGGAAGGGAATCTGCTTCAGGCGTACAAGCGGCCTTTCGATAAATATACCGGCGACCATCGGCTTGCCAGCATCCTCAGCATCTTTGGCGCAATCCACCAGCTCTGCGATAGAAGCGTCTACGACATAGGACACACCGGCCATGAAGTCCCCGCACTCTCGGGATACCATATAGCCGCCCAGGTCGTTTATCTTGCAAGAATGGCTTTGCTGAATCTTTTCCATTACTTCTGGACTAAAACCGATAATCCGGTCCACGTAAAATTCTCCAAAGATAACAGGAGTTTTACCATCCAACTGCGCAAGCAGTATCCTGTCGCCCCAACTCATTTTCTTGAGCATCTGGAGAGATATTCTCCTGGAAACACCGTGTTTCTCCGCTTCTTTTTTAAATTTTGCCTTGGAGTAGTATTGTTTGCCTACAAAGTGCAGCCATGTTGCCATGATTTACTACCTCCTTTCCGTCAAATTAATCTTTTATGCAACTTCCAGCCCCCTTTCTATAATCTCCCGGTAAGTCCGGGGGAGCGCTGTCTCAAGTTTGGCATGGACAAATTCAGAAGGATGATTCGCATAAGTCCAGCGCATAAGATTAAAATGATTAATAAGTTCTCTATCTTTCTGCCGGCGTTTGCGTTCCAGCTTTTCCTTGAGTATCAAGGCCAGGGTCGTCTCCATATACCCACGCACTGCCTCGTTTTCGGTCGTGCGGTAGATATGCCTGATTGTCTCATCTGTGTTTCTCATTAGAAGTTCTCACTCCCTTTGTTTTAATGGCAGGGAGCCTGTTACCCGGCCATTCCCGATGATAATACTCCGGGAACGCTATTCCCTCCGGCTCCTGCGCCAGCTTGATCCCGTCCCTTATGCCCTGGAGATAGAACTCGTCTTTAATGATTCCTTCCAGGGCATCTTCCAAGGATTCAATCTCCCTTAACATCCGAAAGTTTTCAGGAATAACGAGTTGCTTCTTCAGCCGTTCAAGTTTATCCCTGATTGGCACAAAGTAAGGGTCATTACTCAACCGCTCCTCAATCTCCCCCGCCCTTTTCGCTACGAACTCCATCATCCACTTGTTTTCCAAGCTCTCCCCTCCTCTCTCTTGCTTTTTCTCCCCTGTTCAGGTAAGATTGACAGGGGGTGTTATTATGGGAAAATTTCCTCAGCGCCTTAAGAAAGCTCTTGCAAGGGCTGACAACGTTACACATAAACACATTGCCGATCTGGTTGGTATCAGCAGAGCCAGCGTTACTCACTGGCTTCGTGGGAAAAACTCCCCCAACCCGGATCAACTTGCGATTATTGCTAAAGAACTGAAGGTGTCTGTTGATTACCTTTGCGGCCTGGACCAGGAGACCTGGATTTATGAGCTGCCTCAGCGATTGGTAGAATTCGTTAAGGAAGAAGCCTTGAGCGATCCGGTTTATCTGGAGCTGGCTACTTATATTAAGAAGTCTGGTGTTTCTCCTGAGACTGTGAAGAGTATTGTGAAGGTGCTGGAGAGGGAACTGGCTAATAAAGCTGATTCCTGATATCTAACAATGCATCAATGGCCGATTGTAGCTCTTCTTTTATTTCCGTTTGTTCGGCACATTAAGGTCAATTCTTTCAAGAGTGGATATAATGTCCTTAATGTCATCATCTATATTGCTTACCAGCACCGCCATATTATCAACAACTTCCAGGTTATCTTCCAATACAGCCATAACTGCTTTTAAGCAGTCTTTTTTTACGTTTTCTAATTCAGCATGGACACTCACCGTTTTCCCTCCCTTCTCCCCCCCCTCAAATTTGCTCCCATTTCAATTGAAACGTTCTCCTGAGTGCGTTTTAACTAATGTTTAATTAACAATACTTATAAGACCGTTTCATTCGTTAACTGCCTCCCTGTAAATCTTCCGCATATCAATCCTGATACATTTGCCGGCTTTAATGTGGGGTATTCTGCGTTCCCGGCACATGATGTAAAGCCGGTTCTCGGTAATGTTTAAAAGTTCACTGGCTTCTTTGATAGTGAGGAAACGCTTCTCTTCCATACGAAACGAACCTCCTATGCAGTTGTTTTTTTGTAAACATCAGCAAATAATTCTTCAACAGAAACATAAAAATAACGAGCAATTTTAACTGCCTCCTTAAGGCTCGGCGTCTTTGTACCTTGTTCAATATGGGTATAATAAGAACGTGAGATTCCTAAATCTTGTGCAATTTGTTTCTGTGAAAGATTTCTTTGTGTTCTTAAAGCGTATAATATTTTTCTCACTCTTAGTTTCACCCTTTCCTTAATCAGTAACTTTTAGTAACGTTTCTAATTTATATTATAGACACTTACAGTAACTTTGTCAACCCCTAAAAAAATTTTATTATCACTTATAGTAACAGTAGGTTGCTATAAGTAACTTCTTAAACTATAATGCAACTAAAAGGGGTGATAAAATGACAAAAAAAGATATTTTTGCAATACGATTAACAGAATTAAGAAAAGAATTTAAGCTAACTCAACAAAAGTTAGCAGAAAAAATCAATGTTTCCCGTTCTTCAGTAGTGCAATATGAAGCAGGAGAAAAAAGCCCGAGATATGATGTTCTTTTAAAAATCGCATCTCTGTTTGGAGTTTCTATCGATTTTTTACTTGGCAACATAGATATTAGGGCAAGATTTCCCGAAATGTTTGAACCCGAAGAAGTAAAACCTATACCCGTTCTTGGCGAAATTCATGCTGGAAAGCCTGTATTTGCTCAAGAAAATATAGAAAAATACATAACTGTTCCCGTAGAATGGATAAAAGGAGGCGAATATTTTTTGTTGCGTGTAAAAGGGAAAAGCATGGAGCCAGAAATTAAGGAGAATAGTTTGGTATTAGTAAAAAGACAGAATGATGTTTTGGATAGAGAAATTGCGGTTGTACTGTTGTCGGACGGGGAAGCGGTTATTAAGCGTGTTTTTAAAAATAACGGCAAAGTTATTTTACAAAGTGATAATCCAGAATATAAACCAATAATACCTGAAAAAAACGAATTAATTGTTTTGGGACTGGTTAAAAAAACAATTAAGGACGTTAAATGAGGTTGATATAAATGTCCGGCCACATACAGAAAAAAGGCAATAATTATTATATTGTAATTGAACAAGGTTACGATAATGATGGTAAAAGGCTTCCCGCTAAATGGATCAGTGTACGCAAAGAGTTAGGTCTTAACCGGCCAGCAAAGTCACCAGAAGCAAAAGCTCTCTTATATCGTCTTATGGTAGAAAAACAAAAAGGCGATATTATCATACCTGCTGATATTAGCCTTGAGGAATTCTTAACAACCTGGTTAGAAAAATACAGTAAAATGAAATCTCTTGCCAAGTCAACAATAATTCAGTATGAATTTGCCCTGAAGCACATTATTCCAGTTATGGGCAGGACAAAACTGCCCAATGTTACTGGCCTTATGATCCAGAACTTCCTTACCGAAAAAAGAAAACATTATTCGGCCAATTCAGTCCATGCCATTTGCAAGGTTTTCACGCTGGGATTCAAATATGCAGTAAAGTGGAGATATATCGCCAAAAATCCGATGGATGATGTAGTCAAGCCTACTGTTCCTCGACCTGCAATACATTTTTGGACTGAGGAAGAAGCAGAAAAGTTTCTATCTGCCGTAGAAGATCATCAGTACTCTTTGCTGTTCCTTCTGGCCCTTGCCACGGGAATGAGAAAAATGGAAATATTGCGGCTGAAACGGAAGTATGTCAACTTTAATAACAACACCATAACTGTAACGGATGCCAAAACTGCTTCCGGCTGGCGCACCATTGACGTTACGCCTGTTATAATGAAAAAACTCGAACAATATAAATCCAAAAGCAATGATGAATATATTTTTACCACGGCAAAAGGCAAGCCTTTAATCCCGCAACTAATCAACAAAATCATGGACAGAGCAATCAAAAAGGCCGGAGTAAAGAAAATTTCTTTTCACGGCCTGCGGCATACCTTTGCCACCCTGATGCTTTCAAAAGGTGTTAATCCTGTTGATGTTGCAGACATGCTGGGCCATGCAAATGCTTCACAACTTTGGAATACTTATGCACATGTTATAGGCAAAAATAGAAAAGAGGCAGCCCGTAAACTGGACAACCTCTTTGAAAACTTTGGAGAGAAAACGGAATGACCTGGAGAAAAAGAAAACCCCGAATAATCGGGGTTTATTGATGTTTTAGCTTTACATCGGTGGCATATCGCCCTGATTTAATATTATGTATATTGATGCATGGTAACAGTGATATACAGGGGATTTGTTTGTATAATGGTATTTAACTTATAGCAAACATTTATACTAATATATACTTAAAAATTCTCTCCTTGGAAAGAAGTCTGGAAAGAAAAACAATCCGCATTAGATGTTCATTCTTTTTTCCTCGCTTCCAGCAACAGAGCGATTCCTATACCCAACATACACAAGTTTAACCCTGTATTCGTAGCTATAGTTACGAAACGGTTTTCATAAACTGTCCTTTTTTCTCTTGGACTTAAAACCGTATACTGCGATAAAGAAGTTAGCCTATCGTATTTCATGTTTATTATGTAATTCGGTGTTGATTCCCATTTGCTATCATCCCACCTGAATAAAGTAATGAACACTAAAATTAGCAGCACCAATAAAAGGATTCTTGTTTTTTTGTTCAATTTATCTCCTTCTCTTATCTTAGTCTTGCCAAAATATTCTATTCTTCATCCTCTTCTTCCTGCTCCCCTGAGAAATAATTACAATCCTATATGGTGGCTATAACAACTTTAATTTTTTCACAAAAAAATAAGGCCCTCCCAGGGGACATCAGGAGGGCCCTAAAAGGTATATGTTTTAGAGGGGGATCACTTGTTTAATGCTTCCAGTACATTCTTTGTTCCACTATAACCACCAATGGCGCTCAATCCTACCGCTAGACCCATGATAAGTGCTGTAAACCATTGTGCCCCGCCATAGTACGAATATCCAAAACTTGCTCCAATCCCAAGGCCAAGAGACAGAACAGGCGCATACTTCGGATTAAGATTCGTCGTTCTTTTAACTACTTCTACAACTCCGACAATAAGTCCAACCGCACCAACGCCGGCAATCAGATCCAGGTCAGTCATGTTTAACACCTCCCCCCTGCAAATTTTAACCGGAGAGCTAAAGAATTTAAGCACCTTGCCTCTTAACTGTCCCCCTTCGTAGGTTTACCTTAAGACACCTTTCACCCCTCTGTTTGGTCAAATTTGTGGCCTGTTTTTTCGCCGATCTCGATAATAACGGCATTATAAAGATTTTTTATCATTGAAACAGCCTGCGCCCTGGTTAAAGAATCATCAGGTTTAAAGCTACCGTCAGGGGAACCCTTGATAATTCCCTTCTCTTTGGCCCACTGGAGATCGTCAATATTCCAGTAATCATTAGGCACATCGGTAAATAATTGCAAGTGCTTCTTTACCATGGTTATAAAAAAAGTCCACCCTCCCGGTCTGCCCCTTAACACCCTGGGACAGTTTTTTCTTGTCCAGTGATGATGTTGAACCACAAAGTCAGGCGAAATATTTAAGGTATTGCAGAGAAAGGCTGTAAGCCGGTAAGCATTTTCCTCCGCCTTTAACTGTCTGTTCGTGTCCGTAAATTCACATATTTCAATGCCTATGCTTTTACGGTTCCCCGGGCCGTTTGTTCCGTCTCCTGTGTGCCACCCTGATTCGTTTAAAGGTAAATGCTGGACTATATGTAGGTCATCAACTGTGAAATGATAGGAAACAGGCAATCTTTCAGCGATAGAGTTCTTGCTTAAATAATTTCCGTGTGCTAGGGCTGTAGCATTTGGGTTGCCGGTGTTGTGAATTGTAATATATTGAGGCGTCATAAAAAAACCCGGACGGTTGGCCCGGTTTTCCGGTATGATGTTTTTGATAATATCCAACTTTAACAGCTCCCGTTAGCATCAAAATCCTTTTCTATTTGGCTAAAGTCTTGACCGCTGATCCTTGCCAGGATAATAGAGTTTAGTTTTAACTGGCGTGTCATTCCGGCTATGGCCCTTTCATGTTTGTTTGCAGAATCCTTTATAGTCGCATTTAAGGTTGTTAAGGCGTACCAAGCAATTACCGCCGCAAATCCAAAATTAGCCAACCATTGATATTCCTGCAAATTGACCGCCTCCTGACCTTGGAAATTATGTTAGTATAAACTCAACCGGTTCACCGGTGATAAGCCCTATATTCTGCTTGCTTTTTGCCTGATTATAGAATTTCTCCACATGCCAGGCCGGAGTAATGAAGCTGATATTGTCCACCGGGATTGTCTTGGCCTGATCAGCCCAAACCACTTTCCACGTTGGCAGACCAATCAGCTCTCCGGCTAAATTAAAGGCCCCGCCCCCGCTATTGCCAGGGTTTACAGCCGCATCAGTCTGAATAAACTCGCACCCGCTGAAAATACGCTTCTCAAAACTTACAATCCCTTTGGAGGCCGAATGAAGATACCCAAGGGGATTGCCGAAGCAGAAAACTTCATCCATCCAGATTGCTTCCTGCGCAAACTTAACTGGCTTGCAGTAGCTTTCAGGAATACCCTTGCATCGAATGATTGCTATATCCTGGCCAAAGTCTCCGGTTAATACTTCCGCATTAAAACCATAGGAAGGCAGCTTCATGCAAAATACTTTGATATCGGAGCAAACATCCAATCCTACCGTAACTACATGAACGTTTGTAGCTATAAAGCCTGTCGTATCAAGCATAACCCCGCTTCCCAGGCTTGTTACTCCGTTGTGTGTCGCCAGGATTTTTACCACGGAAGGGGTTACTTCTTTAACCAGGTCCCAGGGCCTTGAATACACCCTGGAGATCATAGCAGTTGCCTGCGCCCTGTTAACGGGATCGTCCGGCTTGAAACTTCCATCAGGGAAGCCAGCAATCATTTTTCTCTTGAAGAGAATTTCCAGGGCCTTGTAAAACCAGTCTGTAGGCTTAATGTCGTTAAACATATAATCACCCTTTCTTAAAATAGTGAGGGCAGGGTTTTTAGTCCCTACCCTCTTCCCGCTATTCAATCGGTATCGGCTGTAAGCTGTAATGTACCCGCACCTGGTTGACAATTGTTAGTTCATAGAAGTCAAGCAGCTTTCTTTTTTCTTCCGGCGTATAATCTGCGCTTTCATGGATTTCTCTCATAATGCTGCGTACCCCTGCCAGTTCCCTTTGTAAAGAGCGCATATATTCAAGGTCCCAAAGCAGCGCCTGATCCTTTGCCGAAAGTTTAGGCGGCGTTTGACCTCTTTCAAGATAGCTCTGTTCCCTGGCGGCCAAAACTTCTGCCCTGTTCAGATCCTTGTAGAACCTGTCCACAGAAGCAGAGCCATAAGCCCCCGAGGTAGCTATAATATCCCCAAGGACAGGAATGTCCTGAATCGTCCCTTTAGGCCGCAACTTCCGGTCTGCAACGCCTGTGAGATAAAGCAGCTCATCTACTGCTCTTATGACGTGCCTGCCCACCCCTGCCGTATAGCCTTGTATTAAAGCATCTATTCTCCTGGGTGACAACTTGAGCTTTTTACCCAGGAGCTTTGCAACTTCGCTGGTATAAGCACCATATTGAAACTCCGGTGCTCTCCCGGCTTCACTGGCAGGGACAACGGGAGCATCATTATAGAATCTCAAGTTACCCCACTGCTCCAGTATAGGCCCTATGGCCGCAGGCATATAGTTTGGCACTGCTGTTTTCAGCAGATCCTCGGACAGATTGTTCCAGGAAGCCCTGTTTTTCTTATCAAGCTGGCGCATCAGGTTTTCAGGAAAAGCGCCAAAAATAATCCCCATCAAGAATGGCCTGGGAACTGTTAAAAACCATTTTGTTCTTGTGAAACTGCCGCCCACAGGGAGAGGGTAATTCCAGAAAAGGTTTTTCCGCCACTCTGGAAGCTCCTGATAATAAGGATTATTCCGGTTTAGTAGATAAAGTAACACGGTAGGCAAGGTCAAAATCAAAAGCGCCCTTAAAATAAAACGTGCGGGATTCTTCTGGAAGGCTCTGCGCATCTTATCATGGCCCCTTATCGCTGCATTGAAGAATGGAGTACTTCCTCGGATTATAGCTGTTTTACTGCCATGAACCTGGTGATCTACTGTTATATCACGACCGGCAAAACTGCCGGTTATCCAGTGTGCGCCTTTTCTGCGTGCCGCCATGTATTCCCCTACGTTGGTTGCATACTCTATCATGCTTGAAGCCCTGCCAAGAAGCCCGATGGGGTTAATCGCTATCTTCATCATTTCCTGCCATCTGCTTCTCAAAATATGATGGTATCCTTCGGTCAGATAGTCCTTATCGTAGGAAAGCTGTGTGCTCATACCGGCTCTATCAGCAAGGAAATCCCGGTAAACTTCATCGTTTTTGGCAATGTGGTATAAACCTTTAAACAATCCTAAAAGCGGCAGGTTTTGATATTCGCTGTAAATAGGAGTCTGCCACGCATCTCTCCAGGCGTTAAAACCGAGAAACCTGGGGTTCCATGTTGCTCCTATCCTTAACAGCTTCGCCGCAGGTCTGAGAAAAGTATCCACAAACCATCCAGCCGTCTCCGAATCAATGTGCATGATCGCATTGAAAAGCTGTTTGTCCTTGAACTCATAGAACTGCGGTTTTCCCTCACGCCATACCATAACCACGTTCTTGCGGACATCTCCAAAACGTTCGGGTCGAAAGATGTTTACAAGCGTTCCCATATCTACTTCTTTGCCCTGCGCCGCTTCGTTCAACAATTCGCCGAGAACATCTAACGCTGAGGAATCATCAACATCAATCCCCAGCATAGTGAGCAGCTCCCCAATCGTAGCTTTTGTAACCTTGACTGGTGTAGGTATGCTGGAGAACCATTCTCCTGTCCCACCGGCGATTTGCTCCATATCGACGAGTGCTTGCATGGCAAGGTTTTTGTCCGCCAATATAGTAAAGATGTGGGTCTGCCTGATAATACTCTGCCATGGATCTTGAATCGGCAACATAGCGCCCTTGTAGGTGATTACTCCCTTGGAAATATTGGCGATATGCTGGCCTTCACTTTTTTTAACTTTGCGGTCATCCCGGACACGGTAGAAGGGAATGTATATATCAGGATATTTTTTAATTATGGTTTCATAGCCTTCTTCGCTTAATATACCGCCTCTGACAAGCTGCCTTAAAACAAACCTGCAGAAGTCTCTCATCTCTTCTCTGGCCTTGTCATATTTCTTAAAATATTTGGAGGCTTCGACTTCTTTTACAAGCCTCCTGGCCGCTTCAAGCTGCGCCTTATCCATCCCGGAGATGACACCAAGCTCATCTTCTCGATAAATAGCCATTTTCGATACCAGGTAAGCGGTGAATTTGACAAAATGCGGAACGCCATCCTCATCCTTGCCCATCTGGTGAATCGGATCAGTTATTTCATAGAGCGAAGGGCCTATCTTTTTCTTTGTTCCGTATTCAATCTGCCCCCCGCCCCTGCGAATAAAGTTATGCGCCGCCATCTGCGCTCCTTTTGCCATCCGATACATCAGCCACGCATTTTTCTCCGGATCGACCACTTTCGTAGCTCCTTCACCGGCAACTTTGCGCCCACCGTAGAGTTGCTCCATGTAATAGGCTATCCTGGCCGAATCGTCAAATATGTTGTAGTAAACCTGCTCCCACCAATCTTTTACCTTTGACCAGGATATAGTTTTTTCCTTTTCGCTGCCGATAAAGGAATTAACCAGGGCAATATCCGGCTGGCGATAGTACTTGTCAACTATGGCCCGGATTTCTTCCACCTTATCTAAAAGCTCCGACTGCGTATGAATCATCTTGTCAAAGTACTCATAGAATCCCGGCATAAGCTCTTTGGCCTTTTCCGGCTCGTTTATATAAAAGTTAATAAAGTCGGCTATACCCTCATGAACCTGGAGCTTGAAACTGGCCTCGGGCCGGACTTTCAAGAGCGTTTCTTGCACATAAGGAGAATTAAGCACCAGTTCCTGGGAAATACTATCAAACGCCTTTTCTCCCATTACCTTGTTTATATTCCTTTTCGAGAACAACTTTAGCTCTCCGTCAAGAAAATGGCCCAATTCGTGCGCCAGAATTTCCAAATCCGCAAAGAATTTGGTTTTAATGCGTATATACTTTTCTTTAGACCGGAAAAATCCCGCCATCGGCCCTCTGACATGGCCTTTATAGGTAGCGATTACTCTGTCTATTTTTCTCAATATATCCTGCTTTCTTGTGACCCGCTCCCATGCCTGTTTGCCGGTTTCGCCCTCTCTTGCGCCCGTAGCTTTAGCAAATGCTCTGGCATCCTTCTTAGCAATGCTGTGCATTACTTCAGGCATGGAATCATCCAGCTCCTCCTGCCACGGTTCTTTGTGAACTTTTAATAGTTCCTTTTCCGCTTTCTCTTCGGCCTTTTCAGCCGCAGCTTTTTCCGCAGAAACCCTCTTAGCCAGCCTCGTTAAATCCAACCTGCGCTTTTTTGTGATAAGAAAAGCGTTGTATTTCATTTCGATGTTTGCCGCATTGCCAAGAGCTTCTTTAATCTCCGGCAGGTAGCTTTCCAAAGGCCGGTTAAGCTGCCAGTTATACTGATTGCCAACAACAACCTTTTTAGACACTCCAGTTTTATCGCCCTGATGGACAGTGATAATGGCAAGGCCGCCGGTCTGCAGGTGCTGGAACATGAACCGAATAGCATCCAAGCGGCTTTCCTTGTCAGGTAAAACATTCAGTACGTTATTAAGGGACGCTGTTTCAGCGCCCCCTACCTGTTTTAGCCGCTCAAGGCTGGCCTTGTTGTATTCCGGTGATCGGGCCTCCGGGTCCCAAAGGATACATTCTATCCCGTTTTCCTTCAGGTATTCGATACCAAGATCATACCTGCCGCCTCCTACGTCGAAATGGAAAGCTGGTCTTTCGATTACTCCCCTATCAACCAGCTTAACCAGGAGAGTGAGGCCGCCTGCTTTTTGCTTCTGAGATGTCCTCTCAGGCGCATGTCTCAGCTCTTTTGCCGGAGCCGAAACCTCTGTGCTTAGATATTCGGTTCGGTTGAGGAAAATGTCATAACTGCGTTCTTCAAGTTCTTGTTCGGCCTGCGCCTGCTGCTCCTTCTTTGAAAAATCTTCGGCAAGCTTAGTAGCCTCTTGTTTTATTTCATTACTTATGTCGCTTAACGGCACATTCCAATCAGCAAGTTTTGAAATAGCTAAAGCGGCCTTCTCCGCTGTCTGCATGGTATCGTAATAGGTGCCGAAGCGCAACCCTGATTGAAGATGAGTAACCCTCCAAAGATCTCGTATATCCTTTTTCTCATTTTTCACACCTTTATTTATTGCTATGCCCGGAGCAACTTCTTTGCCGGTAACTTCAACCTTTTGCTTTATGCCGTCTATCATAAGACTTATTTCGATGACTCCAACGCCATAAGTCTCCGGCACATAAGCATCTTCAACCATTACTTCCCCTTCGAGCTGGTCGATCCCAAGCTCCTGAGCCAGTTCTTCTTTGCGCCTTCTCAGCTTTTTAAGTTCATCGGCGTATTTAAAGGGTTTTGCCGCTTCTGCTTTCAGTTCTTCAAGTCGCTTTGTGAGGGATTCGATAAATTTAACCCTGTCGGTATAATCCTTTTTTATGCCTTGAGCACGGATCTCTAAGCTGCGGATAGTGTTGTACCCGGTCTCACCAAGCAGGACTTTATAAAAGTTGCTGCCCTCAAAGATTAACGCTCCACCATATTGATAATGCAATCTTAAACTAAGGGGAAAGCCCGCAAATTCTCCCAGCGGAATAATTACTGCATTTAATTCTTCTTCTGAAATGCCCTCTTTATATTTCTCAGCATTAAAGAGGTGAGCGTTAATGCCTTGGAGTTTGTTTATTTCGTCTAAAAATTGTTTGGGGGTGTAAAAAGATTCCTGCCTAAATTTATCATACTTATGGAAAACATTCTTTAAAGGACCCTCTACGCCTTGAATTATTTTACCGGCCTCTTTCCTGTCCTTGTAAACCTTGTCAAACAGTTTGATCTCAAACAAATCACCTTTGATATTTTTTGCTCTTTCCAAATCTTGTTTGGATTTTTCGGCCACTTTTTTTGCGCCTTCGAGCGACATAGAAGCAGAACTAATCTCCCGTTTTATAGCCTCTCTTTTGCCGATATAACCACTTTCAATGGCCGCAAGCTCGATTAGACGTTGCTCAATTTCCGTATATTCCATATATTTAGGATCGCCGGTTAATATGGCACTCATTTGCTTCGACGACATTTGTATCTCGTCGAAGTTCTCCATTTCCCTCATTTCCGGGTTAATGTTTCTGGTTTCTACCTGCTTGAAGTTCTTCTGTTTTATAGAAATGAGCTGCCACATGAAAATATCGAAAGTTCGTTCTGTGCCGTAAGTGTAGATAAACACTTCTTCGTTCTGGTTGCCTTGCCGGATACCTCTTCTTTCCCGTTGCTCTATCTCAGAGGGCTTCCAGGGACAATCCAGATGGTGGACCGCAATAACCTTGTCCTGGACATTCATCCCTTCGCCCATCTTTGAAGTAGATCCAAGCAGGATGCGGATATCGCCGCGCTTCACCTTCTCAAACAGCTCAAGGCGCTGCTTGTCTGTCTTGTAATCATGGATGAAAGCGATCTCGTCTGCAGGCACTCCTTTGGCCAGCAGTTTTCTGCGGATAACCTCATAGACGGTCTGCTGATCTTCTTCGAGATCCTCAAATACAACATCCTCGGCCTCTTCGTCAATATCAGCCTCTTCTTGCTCTTTGGATTTCCCTTTTGGTACGGAGAGATCTAGAAAGGCAAGCTGTGTGAGCCTGTCTTTTTCGTACTTCTTCCAAATATCAAATATATTGTTTATAGCCAGGTTGATCCGGCTGTCCTTGTAGTCCATAAGGCCCCGGAGAGGGGGATACAGGGCCACGAGCCTGCCATCATTGACCACTTTCAGGAAGTTATCCTCTGAAGGGTCTACATGTCCTGCTTTAATCGCTTCGCACCTGTCGTCGAGCTCTTCGATGTAATCCATGATCTCTTCCGAAGGCTGTGCTGAAATAAGTATGCGCTGGCCTGTTGCTATCTTAGGCAACTTAATATGAGGGTTAAGCTCCAGGAATCTTTCATGGTTTACCACATCAGCGAAACTATGATAAAGCTGTAAAAGCTCCGGCAGGTTTACAAACTGAGCAAACCGGACTTTAGGCCGGAAACCCTTCCCTGATGGATTTAGCTCTGAGGCTGTTACCGCTCTGCCAAAAACACTGGCCCAGGCATCAAAGCTGTGCAAATCCCTTGCCTCCAGCTCCTGTGGCGCAAGATATCGCAGCAGGGCATACATTTCCACCATGGAGTTAGAAATCGGCGTTCCGGAAGCAAAAACTATTCCGCTTCCGTCACGTAAGTTACGGACATAATCCGTTTTAGTAAACATATCAAATGCCTGCATAGAGCCTTGAGGCGATCCCATGTTGCCAATGTTGTTCATACTGGTATTATAAAAAAGATTTTTGTAGTAATGGGATTCGTCCACAAATAGAGCGTCTATACCGGATTCCTCAAAAGTCATAAAACCGGCATCCTGCTGTCTTTCCAGTTTTGCCAAGTGCTCACGAAGTTTTTTCTCCAGGGCATTCCGGGCATTTTCCATTTTGCGAACAATCGCTTTCCCTTCCTGTCCTAATGCCCTTCTCTGCTCCTGGATAGACCTCTCCAGATTTGCAAGCTCCCGGTTTATGATCCTCTCAACATATTCCCCGGACAAAGGAACCATCTTGAAGCTGGAATGGGGCATAATCACAAGATCCCAATCACCTGCAGCAATGCGCGCCAGAGCTTTCTTGCGCTTATCTGCTGCCATATCTTTTTGACTGTATGCCAAAATCTTAGCTGCTGGATAAAGCCTTCTTGCTTCTGCCGCAAACTGGCCGATGATGCTCGGTCTGGTTACAACAATAGGCTTATTAGCAATTCCCAAACGCTTCATTTCCATTGCTGAAGCGACCATGACAAAGGTTTTCCCCGAACCGGCAACGTGGTGAGCTAATGCCCCTCTTGATTGTACTATGCGCCATACCATGTCCTTTTGGTGCGGCCCCAGGGTAATTGCCGGGTTCATCCCCGGGAAGGTAAGATGGCTGCCATCAAAGTTTCGCATTACCGAATTGTTAAATTCCCAGTTGTAAACCTTAGCCAACCGTTCAGCCCTTTCGCTGTCGCTCCAGAGCCATTCCTTAAATTCTTGCTCAATCTCCCTTCCTTTTTCACGAAGGGCCAAAGTAGCAGCCTGGTGGGTTACAGTTTTTTCTTTTTCTCTGCCTTCTACAGGATCATAAGTTACTCGCTTAAACGTTGCATTGAGGCTGCGGCTGTTGAGCAAGGATTCGATTATATCAAGAGCGCTCTTTTCGATAGTAAATGAGCGCCCCGTTGATGTATCAAAACCACGAAAAACAAAACCCCACGTTTTCCTATTGGCCGTGGAGTTCCTAACGCTTGTCTTTACGCCTTTGTCCTTGAAGTCTATTCCCCAAATACCGCTTCTTGTCTCATGCGTTACTCTTACCTCATCCGCTTCCCAACTCTTAATGTCCAGTAAATGCACAAGGAAGTCTCTAACATCATCTTTACCTATCCAGGGAACCCCAAGCTTAACGTATATCTTATCCGGTGTAAGATCAGCTGGCTGCACTTCTTTAAGTGCCTTTACATTTGCTTCATAGCTTTTATCATGTTTTGCGGCATCCTCAGCAATACGCAGTTTCTGCCGGACGTTTCCGGAAAGATACTCGTCTGCAGTAACCCATCCCTTTTCCGGATCTTTAAAGATAAAGCCTGTTAGTTCTTCTGCAACTTGATCAGAAGTTTTCCCGGTCAAGCTGGCAATATGGTTAATATCAACTACACCACGTTCATTTAGCGTAATGAGCAGCCCTTCCTTGCTGTTCTCTGCAGAGGTCTTAGTCTCATATTTCCGGACAGTGCGCTTCTTAAATACATCATTCTTTACATACTTTCCGGTTTCCGGATCTTGAACTTCAAGCCCTGCTATTCTGTAATAGGAATTATCTTCGGCAAACGCCCTGCTGTTAGCCGCAGTATTTATATAGCCATAGTTTTTAACAAAATCATCATAAACCTTGTTGAGCGTTTTCCTTAGCTTTTCTATTTCTGCTTCTGATCCGTCACTCAATTCCAGGTTAAGTAGTTCATTATAAATATCCCGGATCTTTATCATACCCCGAATTCTCTTTTCAACTGTGCCGCCTGGGGTAAAATTAAGAACCTTGTCGGCAGGCATCAAAACAAGCTGGCCGTTATCATCCAGTTGTGCAATCATCAGCTTGTTCTTCTGGATAACGATAGATCCCTCTTGTGTTTCAGGTGGCGCAATTAAAAAGTCTTCTATTTTCGGAGCTTCGGTCGCTTCGTGGACCGGCCTTTGCTTATAAGCATTCCTGGGGAGTTTTTCTGTAAGCGCATCTATTACAGATTGAGCCAGATCCCTGCCATCCGGCACAACGGCGTATTCACCGGCATAATACATGCCCCGGATAAACGCTGTTTCTCCCATTACCATTTCAGGATGATCTACATAATACTCATTGATCGCTTCCCTGTTCTTTTCTACGGTTACATCTTTGTTTTCCAGCCATTCCTCACCGGCATAAGGCTCTCCCACGGCACGCTTACGCAAGAAAATTATATCGGTCACTACCTGGGTTTCCGCTATGCCTTTAAAAGCCTCGTTGTGCAAACGAACAGCACCAAGAAAATCGGCACGCTCATTTAGGTATTCCCGGAAACTTCTATCACGGCTGTCCATCGTGTAACGTGAGGTAACAAACGCTACTATCCCGCCAGGACGAACCTGATCCACCGCCTTGGCGAAGAAAAAGTTATGCAGGTTATCGGCAATATTCTTGTAACGCACATCTTTGGCAGGAGGCGTCCGGTTAAACGGCACGTTAGATATTGCCAGGTCATAATAGTTTTCATTGAGCAGCTTTCTCTTGTCGTAAGGAACGTCAAATTCCTCGTAGCCCATGACATTGATATTGGCCCTGGGATACAAGAGCTTGGCAATATTCCCGGAAACCGTATCTATCTCAACCCCGGTGAGCCAGCTTTTCTTGGCAAGGTTTTCAGGCATCATACCAAAGAAATGGCCGATACCCATAGCCGGTTCAAGGATCCTGCCGCCATCAAACCCGATCCTTTGGAGCACTTCATACATAGCGTTAATAATTTCCGGTGACGTATAATGCGCAAAAGGCGTAGTTGCCCTTGCCGACATAAACTCTTCTTCGGTCAGCAGTTCTTTTAAAGCATTATACTGCTCCATAAGGCCATGCTTCTCCGCATAGGACTTATCAAATACGTCTTTGTAGAAGCCCCAACCAACGTATTTAATAAGAATAGCCTGCTCTTCGGGAGTAGCAGGCTGATTTCTTTCAACCAGGTCTTTCATTAAGCGGATTGCCCTGATATTGTCATTCAGTTTTTGTAGCTTGGAACGAGTATCAAGCTGATCTTCCGGCCTGATTCTGTAGTTCTCGCTGGTTATACTTCTTCCAGGGGTGGTAATTTCAGGGTCCGGAGATTCATGCCCAGCTCCGGTGCCTCCTTCTCGCTCGGCAGGTACATCCAGTTGTTTCTCGTCATCTCCCACGCCTGTTCGTACGTCAGTCCCTGGTCTTGCAGTTTTGCGATGTCCTCTATCGTCAGCCTTATCGCTTTCCTTACGGTCTGGTCGAGCTCCCCGCTCTCCTTCAGTTCTTTGTACATCTTCGGACGGAACTCTTTCCAGTGCCTCTTCACCGCGCTGGGTGCCATCAGGTTCTCTTCGATCCTCAAGACCCGTTACCTCCTCCCTTTGGGTAATACCAACCATTTCATTAATTTCGGCAGGGGTCATTTCCAGCATGGCCTTGGACTGGCCGTAAATGCCTCTTAAAAAGAGCTTGATTGCTGGCCCAAATTCCTCCAGCATAACCTCTGCCCATTCGTCATAAGAGGGATTCTCGGTAGCAAGGAGTTCTGCCCCTACAATAGCATAGTCAACAAGATCATCCATCGGCAGGCCGCCTGCCTTGCCGACAGCGAAGGAAAGCTCTTCCGGCATTTCCTCTTTCTGTGCTTCGGCTTCCCGCTTTGCCCTGCGAGCCGCAAGCCTCTTCCTGGCATCAGAAGCGGCGCCCTTGAGCCAGTCTATATTATCGGCAACCCTGCCTTCGGGGACAGGAACTTTTTCTGCTTCCATTTTACCAGAATCTTCTGGTGGTTTCAATTCTTTTTTGGAAGGTTCTTTCACTTCCGGTTTTTCCTGTTCCCCAGCCAGTTCCTTAGCCAGTGCAATCCGGGCGTCACTTTGTTTTGCATACCAGAGTTTTTGAGGCTTACTCCATCTAAAACCGGCATTTCTAAGACGCTGGATTATCGCATCATCCGGTCTTTCTGGAAACTTAATCTCTACGCCGCCCTTTTCATCATTCAGCCTCCATGTGATACCGGAAGGCGTTTTCTCTGTAGGGGCAGGGGCCTCCTGTTTCTCCTTTTCCTGGATTGCTTTAAGCCTTATCTGTTCTGCCTCATATAGCCTGCGGTTCTCCTTGTTTGCCGCCGCAACAGCTTCTTCCCATGATTCACGGATAGTGCCAAAGCGGACACCGTTGGCGTCCATCAGGGAATATCCTTTGCCGGTACTTGAAACGACAGGTCTAATCCTGATAGGAATACCTGGCTCCCCTTTGTATTCTTCCGGAGTAGTCCAATCTACATCTTTTTCCCACCATGGCTTACCGGGTTCACCGGCAGGCTTTTCTGGTTCCTCTTTTGGTTTTGTTCTTGCAGCGTCCTTTTCACCTGCCTCATAAAATTCATCAGCCAGGAAAGGAGGAAAGCCAGTATCTACCTCATCAAAGGGAATGTTTCTTTTGCTAACTCCCTCTAACCCTGCTTGATAATACTTATTGAAGAACTCAACGAATAGTTTTGTATCAGGATCATCTGGTTTATCCAAGTCCACCATTATTCTTTCATTTGCAGCCCATTTCTTTAAAGCAGCTTTACCACTGCGGCCAAGGTTGAGATCGTCAATGGTTCTGGCGGGTGCCTCCACAGGCTTCAGATCGGGATAATCGGCCAATACTTCAGGAGGTATGGGCTTGCCTTCGGCAAGGGCTCGCTCAACTAATGTTTTATGATCTGCCTCTTGTTCAACCGCATTGACTGCGCTTCGATACTCTTTTTTGGCGATATTGTACGCTTCTTTAATTTCACGCGGAACTTTTGTTGAACGTAAAGACTTTTCTATAGCATCATCACCATATTTGTGTGGGGAAACATCAAGCAATTTTTTCTTTGCTTCTTTCAAAGCCTTTATTGCATTTTCAGCTTTAACCTGCAAAGGATGGTCTACAGGCAAAGGTATTATACCTTTTGCCATGTATTCCTTCCTGGTCATCTGCCACGGTTCCTTCGCCGGTACTTCGGCAGGCTTGGGTTCAGGCTTAACTTCCGGCTTCGCCTTTGCAATTTCAACCGCCTTCATTTCTTCTGTGCGCTTTGCTATTTTTTCTTCCAATATTTTCTCTAAATCAGGATAACTGGCAACAGCCGCAGGCGTTACAACCCTGTCCGCGCGGATCGCTTCGGCTACAGCCTCATAGTGCTCTCTCTCAGCCGCATCCCGGGACACTCCTTCTTTAACCTTTTTGGCGACATATTCTTCCTGGGTCATTTGATACGGATCACGGTAAACAGCAGTTGGCCCAATTTTATCCGGCCTTTCTGCTACCATTTTTACAGCTTCCGCAGGGGCCATACCAGCATTTATATTTTCAAAATACTTTGCTACGTTTTCTGTATTCAGCCTTGCCCCAACCTGCCTGAAAGTATCAACAATATTTTGGACTATGCTCCGGGCTTCTTTATGCCCAAGGCCCTGTTCTACCGCCTTCTGATAAGCTAAAATAGTAGCATCGTTAATCTCTTTTGTGCTTTTGGCAGTGCCTTCTCTTACAAGTTGCCGTAGCTGTGAAGGGCTTATGATAGGCCCTCCGGCAATGGGAGCTGTCATGGGTTGCAGTTTGCCCACATCGGTTGGTAAAACTTTAAATTCCGGAAACTTTGATGGGGCCTGCTGTCGCCGTCCAACATAGGGTAATTCGACTTTTTCTCCATATAAACCGGTAGCAGTAGTTGGAACCTGTCCAGTGGGAGGAATTTCGCCACGAGTAACGGCCTGTAATCTCTGCACCTTTTCCTGCACTTCCGGCCTGGGCGCTCTCATAGGCCATTCTTTTGTATATGGAGCTTCTGGAATGATTGCAAATGCGCCGGTTTTGCCTATTTCATAGGCATCTACAGTATCTTTAATCCGGGCAATCATTTCCCTGCCTCTGGGTGTTTGCGCCCATTCCGTCTGTGAATATTTATACAGATAATCTATTCTTGCCTGTAAAGTTTCTTCTGTCGGTTTTACTACTACAAATTCTATTGATGGTCTTTCACCCTTTTGGACCCTGGTTTCTCTCCAGTAAATATCCAGTCCCTTTTTAGTGGCAGGATCTTTTATTTCCCTGTATCCCTGGCGCACCATGCTTTCTTTATTAAAGTACGGCGACGCTTCCTTGATAATCGCCCTGCCTCCGCCAAGAACAGCTCCGGTCAAAAAGCCCCAGCCAAAATCTTTAGTTAAATTTTTCGCTATCTCTTGTATCTTTTTTGCATCGGGAATCCCTTGAAGCTGTAAAGCATCTAAAAGCAATCTGCGGCCAGAAAAATTAATGCCTGATGTAAGGCCGCCGATAACCGCCCTTGCAGCAACCCTGCCGACAATATCTTTAAGCGGCGAAGGGACAGGGCCCAACTCCTGCAAAACTTTCTGGCTGGCCATAGTTCTAAGCACACGTTCCCCTACTTTGCCTGTCAAAAGACGTCCCATAACCATATTTGTAGCAGGGGATACAATTTCATAACCCATGCGGCCTATACCGCCAGGAACCATATAACCTGTAATTACACCTATAATATCGGCAGTAAAGTCAAGTGCTTCGTTACCAGTAGAAGGCATTTCTTCATAAACGCTCTTTCCAGGGGCCGCTATTTGCCCCGCCATTTCGCTCATGCGGAGCAAATACTGCCCTGGCTTAGTCCGCTCAAAAGCCCTAAGCCTTTGGGACCATTCTTCAAGTGCCTGTGGAGTAGTAGGCTCCCATCCTTCTTCAAGCATTTCCTGTCTTTTTGCCTGAATACCAAAAATATCTTTGCCGCTCATAAGCCTTTTAAACCAATCAGGAGGCGTTTTGTCTATTTGTGCTTTTTCCTTTACATCTGTAGGAGTTGTAGGTGGCCGCAAATATTCCCATTTCCATTCATAGTCAAATGTAGGAGTTGTCGGAATAGAAGGGATAATCTGTTTTGCCTTTAGGTTTTCTATAACCTGCTTTGCCGTTGGAGCTGCGCCTGTAACAACATCAGGCATTACTGTAGGTTTTATTATATCAGGTTCCGCATACCTGCCCATTTCTGTAGCAGGCACTTGTGGCACAAATGGTTTAGCCGGAACAACCTGCTGTACCGGTGCTGATTTTTGCCATAAATCAGGGGTGCTTATGGCCGTTGTGGGTATTACAGGGGTTTCTGGAGTTGTTGGCATAGTTCGTCTGGAAAGATCCGGCTCAAATACTGGCCGTTTCTTCTTTTTTTTGTTTTCTTCGTACGCTGCATAAAGCCCTAATGGATCACTTCTGCGGTCAATAGCCATTAATTGCCCCTCCTTTCTTATCTCGTAGAAACGCCTGGAATCCTAGGCCTTTGCTGGCCCTGGACCTTGGACAAATTAGTTTGAGGGAAAAATGACGGTATAAACGTACTGCTATATCTTTCTACAGTTTTTTCTTGTTCCGCTTTTTGAATTGGTGCCTTGAGCAGAGCTTCCATTACTTCTTTCCTTGCTTTTTCCAGATCATTTAAGTATTTTTTGGACCAATCCACTCTTTGTGTTATTCCACCGAAAAATGAAATAGGATCTTTACTGGCGCCAACCGGAATAGGCCTTTGTTGTGCAATCATGGAATTAATAGCTTGTTCATATCGTTCTAAAGCTATCTGGAGTGCGTCTGTATCATTTAACATGTGAGCCGCCAACTGTGTTTTTACTGCCGGAGAATCCAGCGCGCTTTTGATGTCTTTCCAGGAACCCCCGTCAGCGATAATATCGTTAATAAAGTTACTGATATATTGGCCTCCTACAGCATTAAGAAACTCTCTTTGCTGGTTTTCTGTAGTTAGCCAGGGATAAGGTTCTAGAGGATTATAAAGATCTTCTTTTGTTGTTTTTGTTCCTGTTCCGCTTGCCGCTTTCGCTTTCAAAGCATTGGCAATAGCATCCTGTGCAACCTTGTATTCCCATTCCTTCTCATAACGCTCATCAGCCAGCTTATCCCGTTCTAACTGATATTCCCATTCTTCCTGCGCTCTTTTCTCCGCTTCCTGCTGTTTGCGAAGTTCTTCCATGAGCCTTTTACCGGAAATAGTAGGAACTACCGGCCTTTGGGCCTGCTCCTGCCTCATCTGCTCAATGATCTGGCCCGCCCTTTCTTTCGGACTAAGTGGCATCTTAAATGCAGGCTCTTTGGCAGCAGCAAGGCCGGTAAATCCGGTAGGAATATGCTGTGAAATAGAAGGAGAAGCAAACTGCTGTCGCTTCTCCTGTGCTTTCCGTGAAGCTTCGATTAACCATGACATATCTTCAATAGCCATCTCCTAATACCCCCTTCGCCACCAATCCTGGGCCGCTGCGTCTACCTGCGCCGTTGTCAATCCTGCCTTTTCTGCCTGCTGCCTTATTTCCTGTCCTCTTAATGCGGCTGCATCCCTTTCCGCCTGCGTAGTAGCCGCACTGTAAGCTTTTTGAGCCTCATAGAGCTGCTTGCCATAATCAACAGCAGGGGCCAATGTCTGGCTTGCAGGCGTTGTAGGCTCCTGCTGCCATCGTTCAGATTCCGGCACAAGCTCGTAAGGCGCCCTGGCACTATACCAGCCAAGCTCCTGCTGATCCTGCCACTGCGCCAGGTTGATGGCGTTCTGTAAATTCTTGGCTATGGCCTCCTGCCTTCTTGTTACATCGGATTCCAACTGCCTGATCCCTTCAAGACCGTACTGAGACGCAGCGTTTATCCTGGCCGAAGCGAAGTTCTGCAAAGCCTGGTTTAACTGGTTCTGGAGAGCGGATAAACGATTACCCAGCATCTGCTGCTGTGCCGTCAGATGCCCTTTGGCAAGCCTGCCCTCCATCTCCAGCCATATACCGGACTGGAGCAATCCCCTGCGGCTCATTTCTTCCATGAGCGACCTGCGCTGCTCCTGGACGGTCTCCTTTAAGCTGGCCAGCGCCGCCTGAGTAGCAGGGTCTACGCCGCCCATCTGCTCCTCAAACTGCCTGCGAATGGAAGCCTCGGCCTGCTCAATGGTGCTCATTAGCTGTGCATAAGCCTGCGCCACAAGGGGGGCAAGCTCTACGTTGCCGGCTGTTTCCTGCCAGATCCGCTGGAGTTCGTTAAAGATGGGGATGGCCTGGTTCATCACGTAGTCGGGGGAGAAAGTCGGCTGTTGTTGCTGTCTACCCGGCTCAACTATACTTTCTGTTTTAGTCGTTTGCCCTGTTTGAGGTTCATATACCTGATAAGTTTGATAATACTGGCCTTCCTGTCCTGTGGGAGTGCGTTCAACTAAAGTTGCCGTGCCTATTTGGGGTGAAGTATCTTGAATTTTGTAGCCTGTTGCCTTATTTAATTCCTGCTGTGGGGTCAGCTTAGTTCCTTCCCAGGTATAAGTCGGTGCTGAAACAGTGCTGGGGTCTTTTGATACCTGCGCTCCCTTCGGAACTAACTGTGGGGCAGTTTCAGCCAATTTACCTAACTGTGTGGGACTAAGGCTGCTAATCCAGTCGTTTGAAGCTGGCATAACTATCAACTCCTTTCCGCTTGATCAATTTTTAACCCGGAACAAATATCAGCCTTGCCGCCGCCAGAGCTGCCGCATAACTAGCATTGCTGGTTTTTAACACTACCCAGAGGTTTTCTCCGCTGGCAGGCATGGCTATTTCTCCAGACCTAACACGTATAAGCGCTGTTTCTTGCGTGGATACACTGCCGTATTCAGCAGATCCTTTCAAAATACAGGTTGCGGTTGCGGAAGCGTCGGCAATCGCCATACTTGCCTCCAGATACCATTTCCCTGCACCCGGGAAGTTAAGCGGGTTCCAGGCGAAATACCCGCCGACATCCTTGCCACTTGTGCTGGTAGTATTAACCGGATCGCCAAGCAGCACCAAGGGGATAGGCCATTCCCGCCACTCCAGTTTGTATAAAGGAGTGTCTCCGTTTTTAAGGGCTGCTCCCGGCAGTGTCCCGGCATTAATGATTGTCCCGCTTATCCCTCTCGGGAAATTGGTCTTGTCAATAAAGTTAATGCCCTGCTGGATCAGGGTAAAGATAGCCGCTAATGCCTTTGGCGTGTATTCTTTCTTTGGAGGCCCTAAATCAACATAAGGCATAAAATCTCTCCTTTTACCGGAAAATGGTAGGCTTGATACCTTTGGCCATGTGTTCTATGCTTATCAACTGTATACCCACGGGATTGTTCAATACTTCCTGGGCTATCTCCAGCGCAAGCCTCTGGCCGCCAACCACTCCGGCTTTACTGGCAAGAACCTGGATATTGTGAACCAGGTTGCCAACACCGGCAGGAATTACTACAGGCATTTCTCCGATATACTGCCCATTGACATAGAACCTCAATATAATAGTTGCTTCCGTAGCAGCAGGAGAAACCTGCAAAAGCATCTTATTGAGCCTCTTGTATATCTCCGGTGCGCCGAAGTCGATCTCCTTGCTTCGCCATTTCATAGTATAAGGCATTCCGTTATCGGAAAAGCCTGTCCCTATCTCTGTTACCTGCGTTTCTGTAGAACTTCCATAATAACTGGCTATTCTGCCGCCTTCCCTGAACGAAGTCCAGCAGGAAATATTCCAGCCTGTGTAAACCCCGATAAAAGCCTGTCTTAAAACGTCGTAAACGATTAAAGTGTTGTTGTAAATACTGCTACCTGATGGAGCAGCCACATAAAGTTTATGATCATAGAACCAGCTTGCCACCTGGCTTAGACGCCTTGGATTCAAAGTGCGCCAGTAATTCCTTATTCTTTCGCTGATAAGAACGGCCTGGGTAAAATCTGTCAGATAGATACCATCATCGGAGACAAAGCATGAAGTATCGTTAATCTTAATAAGCGATCTCGGTGCATAAGCACCCCGGTCCGCATGAATACGCCTGACCATGAAAGTTTCTATGCCGTCACCTGTCAGCATCCAGAGTGAATGACCTTTAGTTATGATCAGGTAATCACCATAGGTCATAATTCCGGTGATGGTGTCGCCGTCGTTTGGGCTGATGTCTATAAAGTTTAGAACCGGCCAGTCGTCAAAGTTAAGCAGTTCTGAAAAATAAAGCCTAGAGCCCAAGGCCAACCATAATCTATTCTTATGCGCCGCCACATACCGGGCATGAGGAGGAGAGCCGCCTAAAAGCGCTATGGTAGTACCGTCATATTTGCGCGGAGCATTAATGCCGTTGACGATTACCACATTATCTAGAAGGGTGTCAAAATAAAACTGGCCTTCGGCAGTAAAGTCAGAAGCCAGCAGAGTGGCGGCAGGCATCCCGTCGAAGATCACCACCAGTTCATCAATGTTCGGGTCATCCTCACCGCTCCGGGTGAGGGTCAACCGTACCTGGACAAAATTATCCGCGGTATGCTGGAGAGTGCCGTCTACCAAGGCATTCACCCAATCCGTCCACGGGCCAACAGAGGCCGGAGCACTGCGGGACTGGACAGCAATAACACTGTTGCCGGGCGTTTCGGCGGTTAAAGCCACGTGGCCGGATGCCTTGTTGGTTGCGTTGCTGGCGTCAATGGCTGGGGAGGTCCAGACATAAGTGGCCTGGACATTCAAGTTGCCGTCGAAACGCATCAGATACGTTGTATCTTTATCCAATTCCAGCGGCGCTTCGTTTCCATTCTGGTAAGCTGCCGCTATCTCTGCGTTAGTAGGAGCACGGGATGAAATGCAGAGGTCGTCAATAAGGCCATCTAGCTGACAGGTGCCGTCGGCTTTGGAACCCCCGTAAACATAAGAACCAAAACTTATATCCGGCGCAATGGAGTTTGCAGCAACTGCTTCACCGTTGAGAAACAGAGCCACACCTTCACTTGACCATCGCCAAACTACCCAATAAGCTTCTTCTTTAACCAGTGCAGATGGCCCAGCTATTTCGATAGTAGTTGCTCCGGTACCATACCGCAAACCGAGCCTTCCGTCAGTTTTTATTAGAACCTGCATATTGCGATTTATTGCTCCAGCGCCATCGAAGATAAATTGCTCTGTAGTGCCGGGATTACGAAGAAGGGAAATCCAGCACTTAATACTCCCTTCAGAAGTATTCAAAACGCCATTAGCAGGAATAGTTAATGTTTCGCCGTATGTCGTTTCTATGGAAATTGCTTCATTAAACGCACCTTTATAGCTACGTAATCTAGTCGTGATTTGTCCAGCACCTGGCAATAATGCATCTATAAAACAGCGTCGCCAGTAGGCAAAATCTGCTATACCGTAGCCTGCAAGCGTGCCAGAACAATGAATACGGGTAGTCATATTAGCAACCAGCATCCCATAGCCGGAAAGGTTCGCATTAACATATTGTTCTTTTTGATAGTTATAACTATGTTCGTTGAATAAATAGGCATTAAACATTCTAACTACCACCTTGAGATTTATAAGTTGCCGCCAAGAATGGCCCTTGATGTACACCTCAAAACCCTTGAATGCAGCTTTGCGAGGTTCTTTGCAAAAACTTGCAGGTTACTTTGTAAAAATAAAAAGAGCCTTGCGGCTCTTAAGTTCCTATTGAATTAAGTACTTTTTGTGTGTAGTCCTTTTCCTTTCATCTGTTACCTGAGCATAAACCTGCGTAGTAACAGGAGATTCATGCCCCAACAATTGCTGTAAAACTGCCAGTTCTGCCCCGTTATTTAAAGTAAGCGTAGCAAAAGTATGCCTGAGCACGTGCGGATGGACATTCTTTTCTATTCCGGCTCGAGCGGCTATGGCTTTTATTTCTCTTTGGATGCCTCTTCTAGATAATCTTCTGTACGGTTTTCTTTCGGTTACAAACAATGCTGTGCAGTTATCACTTCTGGAGTTTAAGTATTTCTGTAAATGATAAGCTGCCCTAGTAGAAAGATAAACTTCTCGTTCTTTGCTTCCCTTGCCCAATACCCTAATAGAAAGATTTTGCCAGTCAACATCTTCTTTATTTAGCTGGTACACTTCAGTAAGCCTGCCACCAGTAGCATAGAATACTTCAATAAATGCCCTCTCTCTCGGTGTTTTGCAGTGTTCTCTCAACATTTCCAGTTCCCCGATAGTTAGAGATTTCGGCATCCTTTTTTCGGTTTTAGGCGGTTTTATTTTTCGTGTAGGATCACGTTGAATTATCTCTTCTTCCGTAAGCCAACCGAAAAAACTTTTTAAGACAAACAGCTTCTTTGCCAAAGAACTTGGTTTCAAGTGGTTAAACTTACTTAAGAACATCCGAATATCATTTGTCTCAATTTCGTCAACTGGTTTTGGCATACTTTCAGCAAATATTCTTAACTCGATACCATAACCGCTCAACGTGTTGCGAGAAAACCCTTCTATCTTCTTAGCAGACAAAAAAGACTTCATTTTCTCAATAATATCTGGATGGCCTGCTTCTGGTTTTTTAGGTGCAATATCGTATAATGATAGAATAGCCGACAACCTTGCCTCCAGTTTGTTTCTATCTACAGGGCCAAACAGTTCTTCTACTTCGTCTATTAGCTGAGAAACTAAAAAATAGCCGGTATCCTGGCTATTCTCAGTGTGTTTCATACAGTTGCCTCCTGTGGGCAAATTGTTAAACTGCTACACTTCTTAGACCAGATGTGTATTACTTAGTTTTCTTTAACTTCTCAACCTCTACTTTTAACCTCTTAATTTCCTCATTCTGCTTGGAAGCGGTTATCTTAACTTTGCCCATCTTCTTTTCAACCTTCATGCCTTACACCGCCTTTACAAAAATATGGTTACGGATATTGCCGCTAATAACTTCGACCATATATTTCCCCGCGTCAGTTGCAGTAAATTCAAAGATTGCTACATTATCAATGATATCAATTTCAGTTACGGGAGGGCCATCCACAAGTACATCAACCGCAGTAACGCCCGTACCCGCCGGCTCTAAAGTTATGATAATGGTTGCTGTATCTATACCATCTGCGGTGATTTGGGCTTTGTCTGCGGTTATATTTAACGATTGCAAAAGTGAAGGTGGCGGTGTTGGGTCGTGGGCATTGACTATTGCAGTTATTTGGTCTATGGTTGCCTGTGGTATGCTATCTGCCACATAGATATAAATTTCGTCACCGATACCTTGCACTGGGCTTGCACCGCCATTATCTAACGGGATGCCTGCTGCAAGGAGTTCGTCATGCAACTTGCTTAATATATGAGTTTTTGTATATATCAGTTTCATGCTATCCCACCTTAATCATCATGAATTCTGGAGTATATGCTGATATAACGCCTACGTCCAACGCACCACCAGAGTTCTGATATACCTGCGTCTCTACATAATCTCCTGCTGAAAGGTTGTACAGGGTTGAAACGGTCATGGCTGGATTAAAGGCCGTGGCATTCGTATTTCGGCGATCTAAAGCAATTGTAGTGACACCATTTAGGCGCAACCCTAACTGTCTATATCCCGTTGTATTTGACCCCCACAGGATCGTTGCCGAAATAAAGTATTTGCCCGCCGTCTGGCAAGTTAGCCTGCTATTATTGGTCACAGGATCGTGTATTCCATCAGTATCAAACCGTTCACTGTCGAACGATAAATAAGTTGTGGTAGCACTAGCTATGCTTTGAGCAACACTATGGTATACCCTTGCTGCGGGCACAAATCCCACAACCTGCCCTTTGCTGTCACGCAGGGCAAGCCTATCCGGAGTAGCCGTTGCAACTGCTCCGTGTGGCGCAGTATCGGACAAATGCGACTCAAGATCTGCCGCCGTAGCAAGTTCCTCATAAGTTCCAGCAGTCAGTCTGTTTTCCACAGGAACTCCATTTGAGTGACTGGTAGCCGTCGTTCCTTCCAATCCACGCTGGACACTAGAAAAAGTATTCGTAACGTTATCTTTTGCCCCAACCTCCATTATTTCGCTTTCTATTGTTATTCTGAAGGGTGGGCTAGGAAAAATTGAAGCATCGTTTACAGTAAACGAGGTTGCAGTTGCATCTATAGATTGCGAAAGAGTTGTCCTAGCATTATTTGCAGCTTTCAATCTTGGCATATAATCGCCTCCTTAGTCTAAGGAAACATTCAAGGTTTCAGCCTTAATAATAGCCTGATCGCCAGTCAAAACTAATCTGCTTTCCCTTGCCGGACCATACCATAGCAGGTTACCAAGAGAGGACGCATCACGCAAACCTATATGCGTTATTGTGCCCCAATCGGCTGTCGCTTCAGGAAAAACAATATTGGCAGAGTTAGTTATCGCTCCGTTGGAAGGAGCATTAAAAATAACTTGTTGCCTGGCATATCCACCACCAGAAACCTCCGTTCCCACGTCAGCATCAGTAGGATCACTGGTATAAAGTGCGACATATATAGCAGTTGGTGAGGTATACGCAGTATTTCGAAAAACATGATTAAGTAATGCATTTTCAAGGTAATTGGAAATGGCACTCATTAGTTATACCTCCTCAGTGAATTACTCTCCATTAAAACAGAATTCTAGCAAATCTTGGACTAGGGCGAAACACAGGCGCAAGACTGTTTATTTCCACATCATCCACCCACATGGTGGCAGAAGCAGAGCCTGCATTCTGTATTTGTACTTTGGCAACTTGGCTCTGGGCATTATTTTCAGTATCCTTCATCGCCAATCCAGAAGGCGTCAAGCTCTGTCCTTCGATACTCACCCAAAAAGTACCGCTTCTAACCAAAACCTCTACTACGTACCAGGTGTTGGCGATGTAGTTTCTGGCTACCGGAAAGGCGGTCAAGGCCGTCCCGTTATGATATTTGAAATTACCGTCGGCGTCAGCCACCACAGCTTGAATTTCGGTGCCAGTAGGAGACTTGAAGATGACCGGATAATGCACCTGATTTGTTTCGGCAAACCGGCAAGCCAACTTGATATAAACCTGGGAAGCGTTAAACCCAAACTCCCGGATAAGTTTCTGTGTTGTGCCCGTACCCTTGGCAGACTTGGCCCCTGTTTTGTAAACAGTATCGTCAATCGTCCAGCCGGAATCCCGGGTGTGGAAGTCGGCAAAGTAGTCGTTCTCAAAACCCGTGAAAACTATCATGGGCCAGACCTTGCCGTCAACCGTGGCGACAGTAGCTTGGTATTTGCCATTGTTGAACTCGCCCTGGGTATCGTAGTAATTGGTAATATGCGGTTCGTCTACATATAGCTTCCCATCACTGGTACCAATCAGTAACCTGCTGGTGCCATCAGATTTATAATAAGCATCAAGGCCAGTAACGGGATAGTTCCCTATCGTTTCGGCATACCTTTTTCTGCTCCCTTTACGGCAAAAAAGAGTTCCCTTCTCGTCCAGGGAGGCGTTCTCCAGAAGCGCGCTTTCGTTATCACCCAAGAGGGCAGGGTTGACAGCATCATTCATACCGCCGGACCAGTCTACAATACGCTCGTAATCTATTTCGCCAATTCTTAATCCTTTTTGACGTTTCCTGTTAGCCATAGCCAGATCCCGCCCCTTCTCATTACCAATTAGATTCCTGCTGAAATGCGTCCTGGTAGTTCTGCGTTTCTACCGCTAGCCATCTCATCTGTTCACGGCTGTAATTCTCCAACCAGGGCTGCTGCCGGGGGTCATTGTCGTCACGGTAGGCCATCCATACAGCACCGGCTATTAAAGCGTCCTGGGAATGGCTGAAATAGGGCTTATCTTCGTTGTTGACCATTTCAGGCGGATCTTCATAATAAACAATGATAATCTCTGTATCAGTGCTTTGTATCGGCCTTATCTCGATTGCTCCGTTGACCAAATAATAGTATTGAGGCCCGCTGATCGTATCCGTATCTGTATCGTCATCAACAGGGATTTTGGAAGAACCGGGCTTAATTTCATATTTGTAAGTACCGTCAGTCCAGAAAAGCTCGTTCAGCATCAAGAAATCATTGGGGAAACTTAGCCTTCCCTCATCTCCCACAAGAATAATGCTGCTCCCGGCTGCTTTGGCAGTAGTAAACGCCACAGTAACCGTTAAATGCTCATTGTCTGTAATAGTAGCTACAATTCTTTTTTCAGTGCCGATTTTGATCGTATTGCCTACAGAAAGCTCGGTTAAAAAAGCTGTCCCCGTGCCTATAACAGCGTTAAGTGAACCCGCTTCCACTTTCACTGTCCCGGTTAGCGTCAAATCTGCTTTTAACGTAACCTCGCTGGTTTTCAGCCTTTCGGCAAGTATGGCAAGATCCTCCTGGGCTTTGTTAAGGTAGTCCTTAATCATGTCATTGGACCATCTGGCCGGCACTGGTTCTTCCAGTATGTCCCTAACCCTTCCAATTAACTGTATAAGGGTTTTAACTGTCCTTGGCATAATTCTCTACCTCCTGCATGAGAAGGTTTACAATAAGTTCTGCCGGCTGTTCGTTAAGGGGAAAATCATCGTTAAACTCTACCGGAATACGTGGAGCATTTCTTATCTCTTCCTGGCCCTGCTCAGACTTATAATAGGCAAGAAGCTCCTGCCTTGTTGCGGCAAGAGCTTTTGTCCTGTCCTGTCTAATGCCGTTTTTTTCTGCTATCTGGAAAAGTTGCCTCCTGTTCATGCGCCCACCTACTACTTCGTGTAGTAAACAACATACAGTTTTCCTGCCGTGAGGTTGGTAGCAGAAGCCTCTACCGTTACCGCTTCCCCCTCGTTTCCAACCAAAGGAACAGCCTGGAACTGCCTTACCTTGTCGGTGCCAATCGCAAAAGTTTCCTGCCATACAGTTGTTGAACCTTTTTTAATAACAAGCGCCTCTGCGCCGCCCGTTCCGGTTGTCCCGGTCAGAACAATAGAGCCGATATAATGTTTTTTATCTGCTACAGCCGGTATTTCCACGGTAATCTTATTACCCGTAGCAGATTCTGCCTTGCCAACACCAAAGGTTTTATCAACATCGTTTAAAACTTCGGTCGGAGTAAAATAAGCCAATTTATACACCTCCTTAAGATTAAGGAGAATAGGCCCGATGGGTTAGATCGGGCCTAAATAATCTTTAGATTGCTTTTAATTCCACAGTAACGGCCAAACCCGCTACTGCCGTAAGTGTCCCTGCATCCTTCAAGCACAGCCTGTCACCGGCAGCTAATTGCTTATTGGCCGTTGTGCCTGTTAAAGCAGGGCTTTGAACAGTATTTGCCGCTCCTTTTAGGTTAATCTTGGTAGCTCCAAGTACTGCCACACCAGCATCAGGGGCTTGCGTGCCTGTGAGCTTTTCAATGTCAAGCGTCACGGCACCGGCATCAGTGCCAGCCGCTGTATGTGATTCTCTAACGGACACTACTTCACAGGCAAACGGAGCTATAAAAAATACCCCGTAGTTAGCGGCAGTAGCAGCAGCATCACCAGCCAGGATAGTGCTGACAGTAAATGTTTTAGGGACCTTATGGGTTCCCTCAACGAAAACAACACCGTCTTGGTTAATTATCGTTGTTTCTTCTCCTTCGGGTCCTACAGCGAACCCGTTTTCTATAGCAGAATAACCTTTGGAATGGCTGAATCCGGACATTTAAAATTCACCTTCTTTCAAAGATAAGGGGAGCTTGTCAAAGCTCCCCTTACTTAGTTGATATGTTGATATTAATTAGGGGTTAATTGCCCCCCAAATGAAGGTTGGCTCGTCCCAGCCAAAGCTGAACCTATTAACAACCTTATACCTCATTTGTTATGCACAGGCTCTTTATCCTATGCTCCCCGTCTTTCGTCGGGGTATCGGAGCACCTTTTCACCCTCGTCTTTACGTTAGGGTGGCGGGGACTCGTGGAGGGATTATATTCCGTTAGCGGTTTCACCCTCTGCTCTCTGCGTGTGTCAATAACGTTACTTATTGACTTCCCTTCGGGTCGGCATAGCTCTGTGCCTTAGCTTTCCCGTTTTTTCCCCGCTGTTTTATGCTGCAAGTTTCCCTGCAACCGGGCAAGTATGTTTACCCACTTCTGTATCGAAGTTCTCCCTATCCTGCTCCAGCTTGGCAACCCTGCGGTCAAACCAGTTAGCATACATTTTAGCCCTTTCCCTGTCCATCATAAACCAGGCATTAGGATTGGTCAGGAACGGCCACTCAATCACATCTAAAGCACCTTTCCAGATGTTAACGTTGTTATCGCTGGTATCCGGTTCTTTGTCTGTATCAGCAATAACCATAGCAGGTTTACGTAACTTGGGAGGCACAACCAGGGTATCCGGGCTTATAGCCAACAGATTGCCCTTATCGTCCTTCCATTCCATCATGGCGTTACGGACCTTCTCAACGTTATCGGCATTG